TTCCATTGAAACTGGTTTATTTATAAGTTCGTCCATTTCATCAACGTCCAACATATCCATTAGTTTACCAATTTCCTGATTTAATTCATCGGATATATAAGGCATAGTTCGTTTAATCATTGTTGTGATACTTCTCATAGGAAACATATCACATTGCCCTTGAAATGGATCGTTAAATCCTTTTAACTGAGTTAATTGGGCATATACACTGCCCATCATCTCTAAATTTTCTACTGTATACATTATTATTTCACACCTTTCCATTTTCTTTTAAGAATACATTTGTGGTTACAACATTATCATTTACATCATATCCTTTTATGAATATTGGTGCAAGCCATTTTAAAATTAATTTTCTATGACTTGAGCCCCTCTCTCCTTTCCAGTAATGATGCCAATGTCCACGCCGTGTATGTGGGCGTTTCGGAGAACCATGTGCTTCCACTCCCGAATTATTATAAACAATATGAGATTTAGCCTTATTTTGTTTTATTTGGCGAATAATATTTCCGGTTTGAGTGCCACAATTCCATTTTTGAATTTCTCTATATTTATCTTTTATGTATTCTTTTTTTTGGGGCTTACGAGTTATGTATTTTTGTCGTTCATCTTCAGTAATTTCGCTGTTCTGTGCACAGATATATAACACAAGTTGCAATTTTGATGTTATTAAGTTTGTTACAAAATCAATATAATCTTTATCAACAAAATTCTTTGATGAATTCTTTTCTACTTCTTGTAACATTCGGTCAATTCCATCTTTGATTGTACCATTTTCTATAAGATGTAAAGAAATAGGCATAACTGAATAGTCATTATTTATAAACAAAAATCGCAATTCCAATTCTCCGTTGTTAGTATCTGATTCAAAGTAGACGAAGAATCCATTGTACTCATCATCGTTTACTGCTATGTAAATACAGGGATATGGAAGATTACTTAAAACTTCGATTGGTATAATTAAATCTTCACTTCCTTGTTCAGTAAGAACATCTTCCATATCTTTATCAAAGCTGAAGATTTGTTTATACAATCTCCATGTAGCAGTTGCAACAATTATATTGGCTTCTGATATTATACCCAAATTAATATTATCGTTTCCGTCACTTGCAATAGCAATACCCACGCCTATAGGCACATAGCAGCGAGTATCCCAATTAACTTCTTTACCGTTCATTTTTCTCATATCTTCTACTTGTTTCCAAACATTCGGATATTTCTTATTGACTTTTTGAGTCAAAATTAATGGTGCAATTTTTTCTTCCATAATATATTACCTATCATTTTAATAAAACTAACATTTCTTTGTTTTTAAGTTGTTTTTCAATAAATCACGATTCAATTTATCTACATAATTCATTCGTTCATTTTCGGCAATAGAATCTTTTTTATGCCATTTTCAGTATATATAAATTGTATAGGCAACCTCATTATATCACTCCTTAATTTATTTCAATGACTTCCCAAGTCCATATATATTCTTTGTCATCCACTGACAAATAAGCTACACCATCATCTCCACATGTAAAATCAATCTTTGCATTCCAATCATCATCTGAATTATGGCTTTTTTGTTTATATAAATTTTGTGAATCTTCTTTTACAAATATGTACGCATCTTTTTTATTATCGAATGTTTTATATCTTTCAATTTTCTCCTCATGTACTGCATAGCAGATTACTACATTTTTTTCCATATTCTCCATATAAATATCACTCCTAATTTATTGTGTTATTTTTTAATTTTTCATTATACCACCTGTCCGATATTACATGTGTCAATTCTACCTGTAATACAAACATAGCTCGTAAGGCGAATTCCGCTTCATATTTTTCTTTAATTCTCCCAAGTTCAGTATCTCTTTCAAAATTTCCTGATTTCTCTGCTTTAAGAAATTGTGAATATAACTTTATCAATTCATCATTAGTTTTGCCTTCAAATTTATTTGTCCAACTTATTTTATGTCCTCCAATTTTTTAATTAAATATAAATTTAATTTTATCATTAATGAAGTCTGCTACATTATTGACTCTAAAGTCCTCTACCGCAAAACATCCTTGACCATTTCCACATCTATATCCAACTACTGGTTCTTCCCAACCTGTGACCTCAATCCAATATGATGTACCGTCATTATCTATTGCCGGCATACCAAAACAAAGTGTTCCATTCGGATTGGGACATCTTGGAGCTTCGGTGTAAGGTGTTTTTGATGTGATTTCTTTTATAAGAGCCTTACCGCTTTCGGTAAACTCTCTTTCATATTTTTGCACCTCTATTGATAGAGGTGCATTTCTGTATTCTTTCATTTTAATCGCCTCTTAATCTTTCCTTTATTTTACCATATTGATGTTGAATAGTCAACGGCTAAATATATCGTCAAGTAACGAAACAGCTTTTTTCTTTGTTTGTCCATCATTTACAATATATCTTTGTGTAGTTTCAATATTTTTATGACCGACCGCTTGAGATACAAAGTTTATATCCTTTGTTTCATCATATAAAATTGTACAAAACGCAGACCTTAATTTATGAGGACTTATTTCCGTTCCGATTCCTGCCTTTGAATATTTTTTTACCAAGTCCGAAACAGCTCTTGGAGATATTCTACTTCTTTGAACAGAAATAAATAATGCATCAGAACGCATATCTTCTAATAACAATTCTCTGTCTTGTATCCATTCTATTAATGCTTCCTTTAGTCGATTATTAATAATGTATTCTTGTGTTTTATGTCTTTTATCAATGATTTTGAACGTATTATTTTCAAAGTCTATCTCGTTCAAATTAATTTCCGTTAATGCTGTTTCACGCATTCCTGTATATATAAAGAGCAGCAGAATTGCTTTGTCTCTTGAACGCCAAGGTCTTTGAGTTTCAATAGCTCTATGAGAACCAACTCCTCTATCCACGGCACTTATAATACTCTCCATATCATTTGCAGTCAATCTTATTCTTTTTACATTGTCCGAATTTCGGACAGGTTTTATTTCATCCATAGGATTATCTTTGATAATTTTTTTCTTTTTCAAATAAAAAAGAAAGTTATTCAATGCGGCATAAACAACTTTTCTATATGAAAAACTCGTACTTTGAACTTGTCCTTCTTTATTAGTTTTTTGTTCTTTTGTCTTTAAATATCGTGTTACAACAGTCTCATCAATATCATTTATGGATATATTTAATTCTTCTATAAATTCAATAAATCCCTTTATTATCATAATATACATATAACATGACTTTGGTTCAGTAGATGTTGAGATGTTATAATAAAAGTCTGCTACAATTTGTGGCAGACTTTTAAGTGTTCGCTTGATTTTCTGTTCAGTTTTTATTTGATTTTCTAATCTTCCTGTCATTAATGTTCACTCCTTCTTTTGTTATATAGGCATTGACACTAGACAATGACTTACAGTTGTGTCATAATGTCCCCACCAAACCTGAGGTTCAGAAAACTCCATATATTTTTTTGTAAGTTTTCCATCTGGAGTATATTTATAAAACTGTCTTAACTTATCAGTTGGAACATTTACCGAAGGTACTCCCGTATAGTTATGAAAAATCCTATCATATTTGTTAGGCATAGCTTCTCCTATAGCATATTTCTTCCATTTCCCTTCTTCGTCTTTTACACCTTTATATTCACTAAAAGCTTTATCTATTTTTAATTTCATATCATACAAATATTCTGCTCCCGCAGGTGATAAACAACCTCTATCCTCTTTACGTATATTAAGATAATCTTCCATCTCATAATCATGAGCATCTCTACCATACTCTCTTTCTTCTTTAATAAACGCTTGTCGTTTCACATATATCGCCATTGCTTTCTTTTTCAATTCAGTAGGCATATCGTCAATCCATTCTTGAGCAAATGCCTTTCCCCATTCACATTTTCTCGCCGCAATCAAACATTCATCATCAAATTCCTTTTGTCTTTCAGCCTTTTCTTCATCAGTCAACTTATCATAGAATTCCCAATGTTTGCGATTGCTTTCATGTAATTTTTCCATATACTGATCGTGTAAGCTTTGTGAAATTCCGTTGTTACCACCTGTTCTTTCTTTGTGTTTAGAATATGATATAATACCGGCTACTCCAAAAATAAATATCGTAAGAAGTGTACCACCAACTGGTGTACACAATGCACAAAGTGGTATCCAGCAAATTAAACCCACGATTATTATTGTTCTTATCTCTCCTGCATCTCCATTAATTTTCATTTTATTTTCCTCACTTTCTACTTTCCCTTCAAGTCTTAGCCTTCCAAAAATATTAAACTATCTTCATATTCATCAAGTTGTTCTTCAGCCGCTACAACGCTTCTGCTCTTAAAACCAAGTTCTAAAAGTTCTTCAGGTTCAAATCCGACATAGAGCAAATGCTTTGCAACAACCAACGGTTTCCCTCCATACCTCATATTTGCGACTAATTTTTTCAATAATTCTATTGCTCGTTCGTGTGATATATTTTCCATTTCTAATCTTCCTTTCTATATTTACCTTTCATTTAATATATACCACCATTTGCTATTTTTAAACAAATTTCTGTGGTATTTTTTATTATACATACATTTTACACCCTTTTATATCCCATATAAAGGACTTGAAATCCGACTTTCGTTATACATATCTTTTATCTTTTCTTGTACGTGTTTTTATAATATACTTCTTATACTCATCATAATTATCAAATGATATATAATCACCACTCCACACGTCTAAGCAGCTTTCACCGGCTACCATTTCATACGAATTTGCAGAAATTATAATATAAACTGTTTGGTTACGGCTTGCACAATCTTTTAGAATTGTTTGCAACAAATCCCTTTTCAGTTCTACAATATTATCAATACTGTATCCACTATCTATTGCATCAAACATTATCCACAACTCATCATGATTAGAGTTCTTTCGTACAAAACCACCTAAGCGTACGGTTGTTTGACCTATGTTTTGATTTATTTTTTCGCCTTCTGAAGAACAAGCCATTGTTGCAAGTTCTGCTATTTGCCCGTTATTTAGGAACATTTGCATAGAATGTCCACCACCATCGTGAAGATTATCATATAGATACACTGGTATTTCTTCCCTTTCGAGCTGTTCCTTCATAAGCCTCATCAATGTGCTTTTCCCAGTTCCATTGCAACCAGTTAGCACGGTTACGCCCGGATTAATAGTAATGGTTGTATGATTATATAATTTATAATCATCCCATGGTTTTGTTGGTACTTCAAATATTCTGCTCATTATTCATTCTCCTTTTCAAATTTTTTTGAATTAATGTATCCATAATTGCCATTAGCTTGTCAGTATTATTACATATTATATCGTATAAATAATATACTTCCCAATGGGCATATTGCTTTATATTTTCATCGGGAGGTGCAAGTTTTAATACGAGTATTTTCCCTATATCATTGTTACTTACTTTTGTATAGCCATTTAAGTATCTGTGAATAGTGTTTATACAGTCTAAATCAGCCGTACATCTCGGCATTACAACAAATATTTCATCACCAGATGTACCACCTAAAAGACTAAATTCTAATTCACCTTCCGTATATTTTTTGATATTTTCAAAGTCATTTCTAAGGTAGTCCATAGCCCCTTCAAACTTACTTTTAGCATTATTATACGGCGGGTCTGTATATTGCCAAGCCGACACGCTGTTATAATGTCGCTCATCGTTTCCATGTTGAATAAATTCGCCCTCCGAGTATGTTGCCAAAGTTACATTGCCATTTACCGTGATTAAGCAAATAGAACACTCTGTCGGTGTTTCTTCTTTTAATGTTTTCCAATTATTCATCATAATCTCCTTTTATTCAAATAGCCAATCGCCGATATGTGTTACTTCATTTGCGACTTTTTTAACAAGTATTTTTTCAATGTCATTGTCTATGTTGTCCTCACACCACATCTCAAAGTCGTGCCAACCATTTCTTTCACACTCCTCAAAGTAGCTCTGTACCAACTTGAATACTTTTTTCTTTGCCTTACTTTTATTGCACTTTTCTATCTGTTGTGCAATCTCTTTTGTGGCAAACTTATTCAATTCCTCTAACTCTGATGTAACTTCGGTGGTGTATTTTGATAGAAGATTGAAGTCTACCCCAAAGCAATCCTCTGTAATGTCCTTTGAGTAATAACTGCAATGAATTACAGCTATCACTACCTGTCCGATATTCTCGTCCTCAAAAAGAGGTTCACAATACTTTAAGAAATAGCCGTTTATTATGTTTAGACAATTAATGTCCTCTTGATTATGTGGGATAACCAAGTAGACTACATCCTTTTCATAACCGCCTAAAAGGTCATACTCATTAAGCGGAGTTACTGTACTAATGTATTTTACGTTCTTCTCAACCTCAATCTTCTGCATATTGCAGTTGAAATGCTGTACCGCACAAAGGTACTCACTCTCACTGTATTTTTTGCACATTTTCAAACTTCCTTTCTTTAATCAAACTTCATCGGCTAACTTAACTCTTGTATCACAATGATATTCCTTCAATTTATCATCATCAACTTGCAACGCTCCACAAGCTATCATATCGTTAATTTCGTTTAATCTAACCCAAACACCATTTGGATTACTTTCAGATACATTAAAATCCGATGGATACAATTTATTCATTTGTCATTCCTCCTTAAAATGTGCTTTTCATTGTCTTGTATAATATGCTCCATATTTACTTTCAACTCTCTTTGTAAGTCCTTCTACATCAAAGAATTGCGCTTCATCTTCTGTTACTTCCATAACACAAGTACAATTTTCAATTAATTCCCTTTCCCATTGTTCTCTTGGCTCTCCAAACAGAATTTTCAATGCAACCTTATCATCAATTGTAGGTGGAATTTCTGTTTTTATTACATAACTACAAGCTTTATTACTATCATATTTTTCACTTTCTGTATCCTCATCGCCAAAGAAACATAATTCATACCAATATATATTTTTATCCATTTTATTTACCTCCAATTCTTACTTTAAAATTTCCGTTTCATTGATTTTTAATTTCCATTGGAATTAATTCATAAATTTTTAATTCATCAACCTTAATTCTATTTTCGTTCTTTTCATCTATGATCTGTCCAATGATATTATTATTCTCAAATATATTTTCGTTTTTAATATTCTTTATTTTTTCTAACAAATTTTCAGCATCTTCATAATTCGGTAAGACTGATGCAGTGTTTAAGTCGCATTCATAATACACTTTTACAATTTCGTTCCAAGTTTTACACGCTTCCCATGACATCATTGTTCTTAATTTAATTTTAAGAAAATTCCATTCATTTAATCCTATTACATACATTAACATCTACCTCACTTTCTTAGTAAATCATCGTTTCATATTCCAATTTATTTTCTGACCACAATTTTCACAATATGGCATTTGAAAATCTTCACACATTGCAGATAATGGACGCTTACAAGACGGACAACAGTAATTATTAAAGCCTTTATGCGTTCCATTTGGCAATGGGATTTTAGGTGTCTGATATTCTAATAAATCTTGTATTACTGTTAAAACCGTATGCGATATACCTAAATTGCATATTTGCGACTTTTTACTTGCTAAAATATTTTTGACTTCATCTATGGTATAATTCACAACATATACCTCCTATCTTTTTATAAATTTCTTATTTTACTTAATCAAATTGTCGTTTATATTATATTTCTTCTACTTTATCAGCCCACATTTCATTGTAGTATTCGGTTTTTGTATTATCAGATTGCTGGTGCCATTTACCATAATATTCTGCTTGATTTTCATTCCATTGTCGTTCACATTCTAATTCAATAATACGCTTTGCTTTTTGCTTATCCATTATTTCTCCATCAATTAAATACTTTGTCATAATAACACCTTCCATCAATTAAATCTTTCAAATTGCAACACACTAATTAAATAGCCTACATCTTCAAAGCCCTCATACCATTTGAGGACTAAAATTTCGTAGCCTACTTCTTTGTATGACTTATCATTGACAATTAATTCAAAATTACCGTCAAATTCAATCTCTCCATTTTCATTTCTCGGTTTAGAGAAATCTATTTCCCCTTCTACATAAGCCTCTAAAATATTCTCTATATTGTTAAGGACTTTTGGTCCCAAGTCCTCTACCAAATAATGACCATCCTCATTATATAAGATAAGGTAATAATCATTCGTATCCTTCATATTAATTCCTCCTCTTTCCTTTTCATACTAATTCATATATTTAGTTTTTCTCCAATATTAAATCGGTATATTCTTGTTTAGTCATGCCTGTTTCCTCACAAATGTCATTAATAAATTCTGCTGTATCGATTCCTTTGTAATTGCCATCTTTGTCAAAAACCATGCAGACCAAGTTAAATATAATTACTCTTAACTTTTCATTATTATCCATAAAACGTTTCTCCTATCTTCTCATAAACTCTTATTTTATCCACAATAAATCTCATCAGTATCCACAAACCCATTCTCTTTTAAATATTCTATATAATTTAGAATATCCGATTTTCTTTTGACCTCTATATCACTTGAACGTTCATATCCATAAAAAGGACTGACATATATCTTGTACGTTTTGTTGTCTAAATCGACAACAAGATTATAATTATGAGCACAATCTCCACGTTTCGTCCATCTCCTATCAAGATAATATAAATGCAATTTCATTATAATCACTCCTTCTCAATCTCAAATGAATTTTCAACAATATTTCCATCTTTGTTAAAAAGAATATCAAATTCTTCACAATAAAACTCTACCATATCTTCAGGACATTCTGTTTCTTCTAAATCGGGATAACCATTATTAATAGCTAAATTTCGCACATTCCATCTTGCATTATCTTTTGCTGTTAATTCATCATCTCCATATCCTTTGCCGTCTGCTCTGTCGTAAATATCATCCCATGTATATAATTTAATAATCTCAAAAGACTCTAAACTATATGCTCCATCTTTACCATTCCAATAAGTTTTAGCCCAATGTTCAATCCATTTTTCTTTGTTATTTCTGTCAAAAGATGTGTCATATCTTAGGTCAATTACCTGTTTGGAAAAGTCTTTGCCTACAATAGAAACATAATGTCCGTTTCCATATTGTTCTTCATCATAAAAGAAATTACAATTAAGACTGAATACAACTTTATGGTCTGTTATTTCATTTCCTATTACTATGTTCATTCTGTATTTCATTAAAAATCACTCCAATCTACATATACACTTTTTTCAATTCTCTATCTTCCAATCCAATAGTACCATCAAGTAATGAAACCAACGCATTATACTGTTCATTTTCTTCAGGATAATTTACTTCTATGTAACTAAGGATATTCCAAATTAATCTTTGACTTGCACCGTCAATGTTGAAATTTTTTTGAATATACTCAAAAAATTGCTCCTTATTCATTGTGTCTGTTTCCTCTTTGTCTAAATTATTGTACAAATTTCGTAACTTTTCCGCAAATTCTTTTAATGCGTTCTCTTTATATTCTTCATTATGCACAAGGGCAACCACATCAGGCACTCCCGAAAACCCATTTCTCTTTGCCTCCAACATAAGATATGTTTCTTCTTCTACATCAAAAACCTCATAGAGTTCCAATAGATTATTAGCCAAAATTTTAGTTAATTCTTTCTTTGTCGTTGGATTATCTATTATAATTTCATTACGCCAATCCTCACAACAAGGATTATCACCGTACATATACAACTCAATCGTTTCATCTGTTGCTTCTGATATTTCAAATGAAAAATCCGTTCCGTCCGATAATTCGTCAAGATATTGTTCTAATTTGTCTGTGTTCATAATATTAATCCTCCTTCTCAATCGTCACTTTATATCCCATCTGTTTCCAAAACTTTTCTGTTGCCAGTTTACAATCGGATAAAAGATAGTTATAAGCATCACCATAATATCCCTTGCTATATGATTCTACACACATTATCGAAGGATATTTTAAAGGTTCAGCAAAATCCCAACCACCATTATATGCTTCGTCAACAATTTTGAAATCATTTTCATTTGTCAACTTATACCAACGATATACATAAGCGACAGATGTGTCTTCATTAATTAAAGGTATTACATTGTCTAACTCTGTTATTCGCAATTTCTCCGCCTTTTCTATTTGCGCTTTTCTCTTATTCTCGTAATCCCGACACTCTGCTTCTGCATTAAATTCTGTTCCATCGTCTGCTATATACACCGGAACTTCTTGTATTTGTGTTTTTATTTCTGTTTTCATATATAACCACTCCTTAAATCTCAAATAATTCATCGCCGGCATATTCAATCATATCTTCTAATACCATTCTGCCAAATTCTTCTGCATATTCCATCCATATTTTATCTTGTAATTCCGTCGGATCTCTTTCTTCAATTTCATAATCTTGTACAAATTTTTCTACAAGACGTTTCATTCTGTAGTCATAATTTTCGTCCATTGTATGTATGTGCATAATATTCTCTCCTTTTAAATTTCATATTTTTACCACTTATCATTTTCGTCATCTATTTCAACATATTCAAAGCTACCCCAACATTGATATATAGTACCCTCTTTCCCAATTTTATCTTGTTCTTCAAGATAATTTTCGTCAAGTAAGGTGTCGGCTAATTCCTTTAACAAATCTTCATAATCCCCATCGTCATAGCATTTTGATATTTTATGCAAAATGTCACTTGCTTTATCTGTGTGGTGTTCCAACCAATTCGCATAAGATGATAGGTCATTCCACCAACCAACAAGATAATGTGTGTTATCAAACACATCGCCGTCATTATACCACTTATAAACCAATTTATTTATAGCTGTTACAATTTGTGTTGCTTTCGTTTCTCCTTCTCCACGACAAGGCAAATATTTCTCATCTACCCATTCAAATTTATCAAAATAACCCCAATCAACTGGCATAATATTAACCGCCTTTCTCTTAATCGTCTGAAATTGTCGTTTCAATTAATCATTCCATCTGAACAATCCCTTAAACACCTTTTCAAGCGTTACAGAATCATCGCAAACGTAATCACCTATCATTCTGCCGTTTTTATAAATATTTCCTCTATATTTACAATCCAAATCATTAAAGGAAACATCAATCCCATCTGCCATGCTTACATCATCTCCGTACCACATATCAATATGTATATCTTTCATAGTTAGTCCTCCGTTCAATTCTTATCTTCTGTCAAATATCATCATTTTTAATAATGTTTTAGCTTGTCCTCTGTGTAATTGTCAACACGTCCATTGACTTCTTTTAGAGGACAAGCTCTTATACTCTTATATTCGTTTCTTAAAACTGCTTGTTTCTTCTCCTCTAACATATTGTTATATATTGCATCTGATATACTCATTTACATATACTCCTTAATTTTTATTTGTCTGCAAATTTGGGCACAAACCTAAACCTCCCACTTTTTCAGGTAATCTTCTATATGCTTCTCTATGAATGCAATTTTCTTTTTCGCATTCAGGGCAATAGCACTTTATAAATGTTTCATAATCTAATTTTGTACTAAGTCTTTCATAAATTTCTCTTTCCATTTTAATTTTCCTCTCTATTCATTATTTCTTCGAGTATTTCATATACTTCGTTTTGATGTTCTTTCATATAAATGTAAAATCCATCAAATGTATCTTCTCTTCTTTCTTCTAAGCAATCTTCTCTATAATTCTCCCACATCACTTCTTCAATATCGTTACAGTTTATTCGCTTTCCTTTATATTCCACCTCCGAATCAGACCATTCACCATGATATACAAACCCTATATTTGGTATTCCATACCAATCAGGAAGCTCTTTCATTGGAAAATAAAATACACCGTTTTTACAAATCCAATCTCGTTCTATTGTACTAATCATAACTTATTTCTCCATTTCTACAACATCCTTTTCTTCTTTCTTCCACTCAATCTTTGGCCAACAATATACTTTATGTCCAAAATGAGGCAAGACCGAATATCTTTCCATAATTTGATTATGAACATATTGTTCTGTTCGATTGTCATCCCAATTATCTTTCCAGTTTGCTAAATACTCAACACCTCTATCTGTAACTTTTTTTATTTCATAATAATTAGTTCCATCATGATGTGAACACTTTAAGTAAAGATGACCATTTTTATCATACAGGTGAATATAATCACAATCTTTTGCCGCTTTATTGAGCATCTCCTCAAAATCTCCAAATATCATTCCAGCTTTATGATTACCATCCCAACGTCCACAAGTGCCTTGCAAAATCCATGTACTTTCACTATTGAAAAATCGTTCCAAATCATCTTTTATTTCAATCCAATCGTATTCATCTTGATTGTATATTTCTTCCCATATTGCACTATCTGTTATCGTAATATCATTAGCTTTGAGTGTTTCTATTGCATCATCCTTAGAATCCTCCCATAAATTATAATTGTTATATATTGTCCTAATCACCGCTTGTTTTTTTGTTTTAACTCGCATTTCGTTTACCTCCAAATCGTCATTTCTAAAAGTCGTGTTACTTTTCCTCGATAGAACATCATCATATGAAATATCTCTTTCGTCACTCTACTGTACAAACAGTTACAGTGCCGTCATAGTTGATAATTCCTCTACATATAAATTTGCCTTGTACTGTTGTTACTGTTACATTTTCGCCGTACATTCTACACAACACTCGTGCATTACGAGTATCTGTATATGCCCTGTTCCCATATCCGTAATGAACTATGTATTTTCTCATTTCCCTTACCTCCTTATTAATTACTAATCAACCCTTAATAAAATCCAAATTAATAGGCTGGACTTTTCCAAGTTCAAATTCTTTTAATGCAAATTGATTTTCGGGAGTATACCAATCGAGCGTATAGAATTTTTCTCTTATTTTATTTTGTTCTTCAGTTGCTTTGTAAAAATCTTTATCTGGTTCATCCCAATACCATACATAGTAAGTGTGGACTGTATGTGTATCTTCATCATACGTTCTTTTGCATCTAAGAATTCTTGCATTTTTCAATATTGTATCTTCTGGCAACTTTAAATTTTCAAATTCCGTTGGAGAAACATGATATTCTTTATTTTTCCAATACCAAACAAACATACCATTCTTTCCCCATTCAAACACTTCCGCTCTAAATGTTCTCAACCATGCTTGCAATTCCTTGTCTGACTTCCATGCACCTTTGTTTAAACTTCCAAAATAAATATATCCACTACCATCTTTGGAGTGCCCGTATTTATCTGTATAATAATGAATTATCATTCTATCGAACTCTTTAGTAGTGTATGGTCTTCCACTTATTTTACTGATAAATTTATTTTCACTTGAAGTATAAGACCATACATTTACTTCTGCCTCAAATTCAACAGCTCCATCTGCACAAGCACCACAATTACCCCAAACGCAAAATCGCTTTTTACTTTTTCCTACATACGTGAGTTTTTCTTTTGATAGATATTCCCAAGCTCCACCTGATGTACTACAACTAATTCCATTATTATTTTCATTTACTCCGACAAATGGAACATATGGGCGCTCACATATATACAATTCTCCATCTTCATATATTTCGTCAATATGAGCTTTTTCAAAATATTCTCCATATTCATTTGTGTACTGTATCATATCTCCTATTTTAGATTCTAATTTTGAACGAGAATTTTCAATCAGTTCAACATATTCATTTGCCTTTTCTACATCATATTCTGTCATTTCATGACTTCTGCAAAATCTATTGTTAATTTCTTTTAATGATTCTAATGTGTACATATTCATCACAGTTCCTTTCTCTCACCACATCTTTTATGAATTGCTTGTACCGCTCCATATAACCAACCATTTAGGTAATCAATATTATAACAATATTGAGTCCAACTGCCTGATTTAAAACGTTCTTCGCTTGTGAAAACATAAAAACCGTCTCCATAGTCAGCCGAAACAATTTTTATGTATTTAAAATTTGCATTGTATGCTCTTAGATTATCTTTGATTAATTCCTTTTCTTTATTTGTCATTTAAGTTCCCTTCTTTCTCCAAACATTCTTTTATCCATTCCTGCATATTTTGCCAATCTTCAACATCTGTATATTCATATTTTAAGAAATACGAATATAATGATTCTAAGATATTTATCTTGTGCTTATGCAAAGATATAATAATCTCATAAATTTCGCTTGGGTATTCCCAACCTTTAATCAAAAAATCATATATTCGAGATTTTACATATATCTGATATGCAATCTCAAAGATATATTCTTTTGACAAGTTCGTGAGAATACGTTGCTTATATTCTTTGAACTCTGCCTTGATAGTTCTCAGAGCTTTTTCTTTGAGCATTTCACCATCTCCCTTCTAAATATTCAAAAATGCCTATGATTTCTCTTAGGCATTCTATTAAGTATTTATATATTCTCTTTTTCATTGCAAATTGAACTCCTTTATAAGTCTCTTAGCTACCATTGCATTTAACTTGTTGTTTATGACAATAGTTTCGCTGTTTCCGTTTCGGTATATTTGATGACTACCTCGCATATGGTGCAAGGTGTAGCCATTCGCTCGTAGTTTCCGTTGGAACTTACGAACATCTATTTGAGTTTTCATTATATTTCACCTCCATAAAAGCTTGACATATGATAATTATTGTGCTATTATATTAATATCAATAAAAGACCATCAGAGATATTGATGGTATCTCACTCTGATGGCTTTTTGGTTAATTGCGAGGATCGGCTTCACGAGCTTCATTCTCAGTGCTATAGAGTCTTCCATCGTAATCGCCAATATATCCTTCCGGAGTTAGCATCGCAATCCACCGCCTTTCATTGATATTAAATAGTCTTGTAGTGGTAGTACAAGGCTATTTTTTTATGTAAAAATATATAGCATGAACTATATACTTAAACATCTCAATGACACTTTTGGACGGATAATATCTTATCATCCGTCTTATCATCCTCTGTACCGTTATCACTAAATGTAATACGGTACTTGCCACCTATTGTGAAATTATTATCTTCATACTCCCATATATTCCCGTCACGAGTCATAAGAGTATTTACACCTATACATACGGCTTTAGTCGTATAAATAATCTTAAAGCCGTTATGAGTGTAATATCCAAATGGCAAAGTTATCATTGCCTCTGCTGTTGAACAAAGTGCAATGAATAACAATATCATTGCTAAGATGATTGATAGCTTTTTCCTCATGTTCATGTTTTGTCCTCCTCATATCATTGCTCGTACAAAACGTACCGCAATGTCGTATTTATAGTCATAATCGTGACTATAGTGTCTTGGTTGAGTATGTGTAGATACATACGACTCTACTCGGCTTATTACAGTGTTATAATCCACGCAGAAATCTCTGCATAGAGCTTTGGTATCCTTCTTCCATGTGTTCATTATTGTATTCCTCCTTATAATACTTGTTGCGGGTAATAGTTGCCTGACTCTCGGTCATAATGATACAGTGTTACCTCTATCTCCAACTCTCGGCAAGCGTTCAATACCGAGATCAAAGCCACAGTCAAGCCAGTGACGTACAAGTCAAGTGACTTGATGTCAAGCTCTCGGAGCTTAGACTTTGCCTCGGCTTGAAGACCATTAGGGTCTAACGGGTCGATGGTATTGCCGAATATTGAACCATCTACCGCTTGAGGGATTTCGTGACGTCCCTCACATAGAGCCATTGAGGCATGGTCTACCTCCTCGAAGTATGGCTCATACGGTGCGACGTCAAGCCACTTATCGCATAACTCCGTATAGAAGCAGCCGTAACAGTTGCCTCCGCACTCATTGCATTTATACTTTTTCATTATAAATTCCTCCTTAGAATTAATTATTTACATATTCTTTGTTTCGACTCATGCCTCATCAGTACGCGGACTTTTACCGCGTATACAGAAAAAGGGTGTACACTTGTTAGCATACACCCTTGAATGGTAGACCTATTACTTGATGAATAGGTCTATGAACGTTGACATGAATAACTTATTGAACATCGTCTTGCTCATTGCTCTCGTTAGTCGGTATTCTTCGCCCTTTTGCTCAGCTTTTGCGATTGTTGCCGTTGATGTACAAGCTGCGCCTATGTTTGTACTTAACTTACGACTCCATGCTCTTACAGCTTTTGAGCCACACTCTATGCCTATGTTTAACAAAAACTCGTCAAACTTTTCAAGAAATGACGTTTCATTGTTTTCGATAATTTTAATCTTATACGCATCATATAGACCTTCCGGAATGAAGGCATAGCACTTCTTTATATCTTCGTTTAGAGGCTTTACTTCCTCTTTGTGTGCGTTTTCAAGCTTTTTAATTTTAGTTTCAAGGTCAATGATACTATTTTCACGAATAGCGTCATCTACACTGATACCGTTCTTAATATCTTGCTCACGTTGTGCAAGAATTGCGTCCCTTTTGTCAAGTAAAGCCTTACGTTCAACTTTAAACTTTGCGTCTGACTTTGCAAGTGCTACAAGTGCGGGTTGAAAAGCGTGCAAGTAGCCTCGTAGTTCATCTGTAAAGTTCTTGAATGATACTTTAGTTGTTTTGTTAGTCTTTTTCATGATATACTCCATTTCTTCCGCACTAAGCAGCGGATGCTTTACTTGTTTTTTGATATTGTTATTGTACTACTCACTATTTATGCGGACTTGTAACCGCTTACACCTCTGATGTGCAAGTTAGTTTAATACGGTAATTTTTACAGTCGTTTAATTTTGTATTGCGTTAAAACGTTCTTCCACTTTATAACGCTTTGTGCCAGATTTTCGTTGCTACCGGTATCCCAAGAATTACCAAAACTTGAAATAAAGGATTTTCACCTTCACACGCTCAAAATATTAGAAAATATTTCAAACGTAACTATATAACCGCCGTTACATAGTCAACGGGATTTTCCGGATTCCCGCACCTTTTTTATATAAACTTGTAACAAAAGTATTGTATTATCAGACTTGCTTTTTGTGTTGCTCCTGATGGAACTAAAAAAGTAGTATCTGCCTTTGTTACCTATTTAATTGTCAATGAACAGTCAAAACGGATTAAACCTATAACCCTTGCATAGCTACTTAGCTATACTTTGAAAAAACAAAAATTGAATAAATACAGATAGCATTAATCCGATATTATCGGAACGGATAGACTGAATTTGATATGCTATCCGTGTACCTCTTATTCTTTTTTCGTCCTTTTCCCTTTGACAATTATGACTATATCAGATAATAAAATTAAGTCAAATCCGCATAGGTATGCGAAAAAAGCGTATTTTATGAAGAGTTATGGAGGGGGTACAAAAAACAAGTCGGCAAGACCCATTTTTCCTATATCTGTATATGTAGTCAACTTACACACTAACCACAAAAAACACAAAACCCACCAAAACCCCAAATAACACAATAAAAATCACACATTACACATCAAAAATTTAAAATCGCCCCCTTTATCGAAAACCCCAAGAAAATCAAACAAAAAAACACCGCCACAACCTCAAAAAATGCGATACAAAAATCCCAAATTCCCATTTCACAACCAACTCCCACACTACAAAACCCAATAAAATCCACAAAAATCACTCATCTACGCTCCGATACTAAAATTACATATAAAAATGCAACAAAAAAAAGACCTTCGTATTTCTACGAAAGTCTTTAATTCAATCCCATTGCAATCACAAACAAATTCCTATCAAATCATTGCTTTTTATACGTCCTTCTTGTAACAATTCCCACATCCACAATTTTCATATCTTTTGTATTATAATTTGCAATATATTCCCTATCATCTGTCCATTTCTCTATCGCATATTTGAAATTGTCTCTATAAGAATTCCTCTCAATAAGCCAATCAAGGTGATTGCATATCTCCATACGGCTTAATATATGTTCATCAACAATCATTTCCAATATTCTGTGTCGTTGTATTGAAGTTAATCCTATCACTTCACTTACATTATACCCCATTATATGTAAAACTGATTCTTTATTTAAATTACTATAAGATATCCCATTGTTATCTCTATGCCAAAACTTTTCTTCTACTACCTTGCAAATAATAACACCTTGTCTTTTTACCATTTGATAATGGCTTTCTAAGATATAATATTTATCACATCTCTCACAATGAGCGGCAGGAATTATAACTTCATTCACTTGACCAGTTGAAGATAAAACTTTAATCCTTGCCTTTATATCCGTCAATTTATGTCCATCTTTTACACATAACTTACCTATACTTGTTCTTGTCAGAAAATGTTTAGGTGTTATGTCATGAATTTTTATATTTGTTTTATTAAATTCTTCTCCATGATGTGCTCCCATAAAATGATACAAATTAAAACTATTATTTTCACATATTTCTTTCATTACACTTGGTTGTATAATGGTTTTACCACATATCCTACATCTTTTAAGAGGAACGGATACATTTTCTCCATTATCATTAATTAATATTCCTTCAAAATTTACTAACCTTATATCTTGACTTGCGCATTGGTGTTCGCCAATAAAAATCATCGTCCCCTTTGCTATCATACTATCTATTTCAAAATGTCGTTTCTCGCAAAAGAATAATGGATTTGATCTTTGTTTTGGTTTTCTATTCTTTGGTCTATTAATTTCCGGTAATACACACGCTCTTTTCTGAGCTTTATTCATTTTTCTCCTTTTTCTTCGTTTCTTCCCCATAATATACACACCTCCACACAAAATCATTTATTTACAATAATTGTATCAAAATTAATTCTATATGTCAATCACCTAAACAGAGAATATAAATATGTGTCCCAACCCGCCCATACATAAAACACTATATAAATAGGAAGAAACTCAGTCAAATTTGCAAAGAAAATCTAATAAAAAATGATTTCAACGCTCTTTAATACTACATCATGAAGAAAATATAATTCATCTTAATGAGCAATTCTTTAATATAAAACATGATACAAAAGAGAAAACAAAAAGAGAATATATAAATAGAAACCTAATCAAACAAAATTAATACGAAGGAGAATGATATTATGAAAAACACAGCATTAGAAACAACAAATTTTGATTTTTACGGAGATGAACTCATTGCAGTTCAAGATAACGCAACCGGCGAAATTTATACTTCTATCAATGCAGTTCTGAAAGGTATAGGATTTAAAGATAGGAATCAAATAAGAAAAAGAAGAGATAAATGGATTAATGATTCTTTAATCTCAAAAGGTATAGCCAAATTCACATTACCTACACAAAAGATGGTGACGAAAAATGACACCATCCTATTTGATGAGAAAGATACTTATTGCATTTCACAACGTAAACTCCCTATTGCATTAGCAAAAATAAACATTACACCAAAGATGAAACAAACTCAACCTGAATTAGCAACAAAATTAGAACTATATCAAGACAAATGTGCAGATGTATTAGCATCTGTATTCATAGATAAGAAGTCTACGAATGATATAAACGCTGAATTCTTAGCTGAAAGTATCTCAAATGCAATAACCGTTGCATTACAACCTATAACTGAAAGATTAGAAAAGATAGAACAAACTCAAACTAATCGTTATTTATCAGCAAGAAGGTATCCATCAGCATGGTATAAGAAGATTGCTCCTAAATACAAAATGCTTATGGAATACTTTGATTGCACGAGAAGTGAGTTGTATTCAAATATCTATAAAGAACTTGAAGATACATATGACGTAGATATAAATCAAATTCATGAAGATTATTGCTATGAAAATAATTTACTCAAAGATGAATGTTATCCAATGGATGCAATAGAACATCATATTCAATTAAGAGATGCATTAACATTACTTATAGATAGTAGTCTGATTAAATATGGATTATAAACAGAAGAACAAATCAAAAACTTCAAAAGAAAAACATTGTTTGATAGACCAGTAATTAAACAGAGAATAACATATGTAGAAGATAAGATTTAATTCAATAAAATAAAATTAAAAAAGACTATTTTATACAAAATATTTAACACAACAAAAAATGTAATTCAACGAGTGAGAATTGAGCTATGCGAAATTCCACTCGTAATAGTCTGTCTTCTTAAACTGTTGTATATCTTCTTTCAGTTCAGTTGAGGTACACCAGTGGATGTCTAAATTCACACTTCTTAAAATTAGACGTCCACCAGTGGATGTCAACTGAACTCTCGTAGGTATCACTAAAGATAAAACAAAGGAGGAATTATTATTAACAACTATAAAGTTTACCAACATACTAATCTTAACAATGGTAAGAAATATATCGGCATTACTCAGAAACCAGTTAAGGAAAGATGGAATAACGGAAATGGTTACAAAGCTAACAAGAAATTTTATAAGGATATTCAAAAGTATGGTTGGGATGATGGTTTTTCTCACGAGATTATAAAGGATAATCTGTCATACAAAGATGCTCGTAATCTTGAAAAATATTATATAACTAAATATGATACCGTATCTAATGGGTATAATAATGCAAATTTTAACTTAGGAAACTCATTTCAATTCAATTTTGATGATTTTGTTCCAATGGATAATAATTTTATAGAGAATACAAGTAAAGAGTATTTCACAAGAGTTCCTAATAGTTTGGTGCAAATAGATATTAAGAAAAAATATAATCTACATAGAATTTTTTATCTTATTTATATTTTGATAGACAGACATAGAAGTTATGAGGATTCGTCTTATATTGTTATTTCAGAAATATTTGATTTGTGTGGTTATAAGCAAACAAGACACAAGCCAAAGATATTTTATGAGATAATCAAGTGCTTGTTATTTTTGAATGAGAGCAATTTGATTAATATTACTTCTGACTTTGATATTTACAACACTGGATATACGGATTGTATTCAAATGGATATAATATGTCAAAATTTCGATGCAACTGAAAATTTTTCAAAAATCACTTCATCTCAATTGGATTTTATAATGATGGGCGAATCGAGTATTAATAAAGAGAATATATTAATGGCATTTCTTTATATCAACTCATACATATATATCCGTCCAAAGAAAAACGACAATGAGGAAATTATGTATAATCCCGAAACTCGACCAGAAGCGTTTTGGAGAAGTATGCAATCTATGGCTAAAGATTTGTCAATGTCTAAAGATACGCTTAATCAATGTCTTTCATATTTAACTTCTAATGTTGATGATAAACAACCACTTCTTATAAAAAAAGAAGTCGGAAGTATTCAACCAGACCCTTCTCAACCACCACAAAATACTCCCAATATATATGTCCTTAATAAAGAGGGTTATGAACAAGAGATTGAATGGGCGATTTATAAAATGTTGCAAATTTACAATGTTGAATCTTTTGGTGAGTTGACCGGCAATTATAAAGATTAATCAAAATTCGTTTTCTCACGGAGAATAATATATTAAGAAAGGAAAACTAAATGAATAGATACAAAGTGACATTTTCAGATGATACAATCATGAGACTTTACGCAGAAATACAAGACAAAGTGTCATTGGTAAAGATATTGGGAGAATATTATAGGGGGTATAAGAAAGCATACGAATGATTAATTTTCTTAGTAGATAACGACAGCATTAAAAATTTTAGAAAGGCGGCGATGTGTAACATAAATGAACACAATACATTAATTTCGTTCTTTTCTCATTTTAAAGAGAGAATATATATTTCGAGGGCGAAATTATTAAAATAAAAAAGAGCCATTTCTTATTAAACAGCTATTAAATCCCTATCTTATTGTGAACCTTCAATCTGAACAATTCCGAATAGGCGGATTGAGATTTCATTATATTCTCCATTGTCTATAAATTGTGAGGTTATTTTGAATCCAAAGTACAGTACGATGAATATCAAAATAACCAAGGTAAGACAACCGACAATATGGGCAGGTAAACGATGAGATTTCTTGCACCGTCCTGCGGTGCGGAAAAAGTCAAACAAATTTTGCCCTCTGCCATATGGCGAAGAATCACCATATTTTTTCTACCGAGTGTTTACCCCAACTAAATTGAATCATGACTTGCATACAAAAGTATCGCATTCAGCACGGCTCGGTAGGAAGATTATATCATAATATTATTCTTTTGCAAAATAAAGAGAGAATATATAAATGTCTCCTCCTACTTATCCTATAAAACCATAACAACATTCACTAACGTAAACAGAAAGGAAAAATTTAATATGAACAAAGAAATAACGAATGTATCCATTGATGTGTTGAAAGTACACCCACGAAATACCGAATTTTTTGATGATATTTCAGGTGCAGAATATGAAGAATTTAAGAATTCGATAAAAGAAGAAGGAATTATCTCAGAAATCATTGTTGCACCAGATATGACTATTATATCAGGACACCAACGCTACAAGGCTGCTAAAGAACTTGGCATTAAAATGATACCTATAAGAATTAGAGAAGATTTAATTGACGAAGATAAAAAATTAAAGGTTTTGCTTGCAGCTAATTTTGGCAGAAGTAAGAATGACGATGCAAAACAACGTAAAGTGGCTGTTGAATATGTAAGATTGTGTGGTTATGGACAAGGTGGAGATAGAAAATCAAACTGCCAACTTGGCAGTTTGAAACTTTCGGACATTGCTAATCAATTAGGAACAAGTGAAAGAAATTTAGCGAGAGCTCTATCCATAGAACGCAATCTTACAGAATCAATGAAAGAACTTCTTGATACTGGTGTAATATCAAAAACAGTTGCATCTGATGTTATTGCTTCTTTATCAAAAGATGAGCAAGAAGAACTTATAAAGTCTATGGATATAACAAAGAAGATTACTCAAAAAGAAGTTCAGCAATACATAAATGAAATAAAGCAGTTAAAAGAAAATCCACCAATACCATCAGACTATAACTCTACAAAACGTGAATTGCTAGATTATAAGAATGATTATAACAATCTCAAATCACAATTTAATGAAAAAGTTTCGGAACTACAAGAGTTGAGAAAACAAATAGAGAATATGAAAGTAACCGAGCCAACAGAACAATATAATAAAAAACTTAAAGATTCTACAATATTCTTTTGTTCTAAAGTAGCAGATTTCATTGAGAAAGTAGGTGGATATGTATGGCTTAGTGACCACTTGAATGAATTACCTGATTATGAACGAAAATCATATGTTAATGCGGTTAAAACAATTTACGCATGGGCAGAGAATTTATTGAGCAACATTAACGATTAATTTTAGGAGGACTTATTTTATGAATCAGATGATAAACAACGAAAGCAATGTCAATTATGATATGCAACAGTTAATAAATATTACCGGACAGACTGCTATGAATATAAACAACATGAGTAGACAGTTGGGAGTTGTTGCAAGTGCTGTTGACAGTATTCGTACAGATGTAGACGGATTAACTGACAGAATGAACAACTTGGAGCAAAAAGAAGAAGTAACTACTGAACAAGCAGCAACCATTAATCGTGTAATACGAAAAAGAATTGGTGATATTTTAGGAAATAATGAAGAAGATTTAGCTAAATATAGACGAATTTTTTCTGCAAGTTTGTATAGGGATGCAAGAAGATGTGCAGGTTTGGGGAACTCATATCAGGCTACGAAGAAAGAGAATTATCAAAGAGTTTTAGATTTTGCAGAAGCTTGGATACCCGCTTGTGGTTGTGCTGAATTAAAAAGAAAAGCCGATTTAAAAGCAGAGGCAAGACAAAAGGTAAAAGAGCTTGGATATGTATAATCTATAGACTTTCACTCTAACTATATGGAGAATATATAAATGTACAATACATATCTTCATTTTATCTCCTCCCCTTACAACCCAAGAAAGCCTCCGTAAAAATACGGAGACTCCCTTCTTAGTGACGACACTTATACTTAAAAGAAAAGTGAATGTCACCGTGATTATATTCGATATTGCAAGTCCCGTCTATGTTGTTTCTATGATGAAATTTGCAAATAATCAGAAACATTGTAAATATGCATAGAATCAATAATGTTATATAAATATGATTGTTAGCAAATCTTAGGATTTGCAATATCAAATATAATATGTCTCGACATATCGTCATTAAGCTCCTCCTTTATCCGGCAGGAGGAATATGGCAAACAACGCAAAAAAAATATCTAGACAATTATAATTATATCATTTGTCTAAGTAAAAATCAAGAAATTATGTAATTAAGAAAGGAAAATACAAATAACACATGATAACAGATAGATACATACCAGATCCTGCTGAATTTGCAGGAAAAATTTATTCCTCAGATTTTGAAACAAATACACGAATTTTTCATAGTATGTCAGATATAGCTGACAGAATAAGAGCAGACGAAAGTTTTAATAGGAGTTGTGAAAAGCAAACATTTGCAACACGAAATTACAAAAAGAAATCCGAAAATTCATAATATACGAAAGGACGATGATTTGTCATAGGAACAAATAATTATTACATACCAAGTATAGATGCTAAAGACATTTATCTTTCTTCTCATTATGTAGAAGATAATCCTAGTGGATACAGTTTGAAGTTGAATGATGGTCGTTATAATTTAAGAAAATTCATTAATTCTTTAGATTATAGTTTGGACTTAATTGAATTGTTGAGTATATATTACAAAAAATATAGACGTAATGATTTTGGATTTACGGTAAAAAAACATAAATATACTACGAATGTAATCAATATCACATTTAAGTATTCCGTCAAAGAATGGAATCAGATGAACAAGAATACATTTGTCAAATTTGGCTATGACTATCGTGAATTAACATTCCATGATTGCATTGCAAAAAATAATCGTGGTGAAATTGTAGGAATTTGTCTAAACGAAAGCGTGAAGTGTCCGATTGAACTGCCCAAACCGTTTAAGAGTAAAGGTGTTGAAATTAGGGACAAAAAAGGCAAAAACACAATTATTGGTGTTGAAATTCATTATGTAAAGCAAGGTGAACCTCGTACAATAAAAACTAATTCTCAATTAAGAAACGAGTTGTATAAATCTGGTTTTGTATGCGATGGTGTAAAATATTGCAGAATGAAACGATCAACCGGCTCGGCAAGAGTTGGTAAGTGTTTATTTATCAACGAAAATTTATTTAAACCTATTTTAAAATTCAGTTCTGGTGCAATTAGACCTAAATATGGCGAAGAAATTGATTTGGCTGCCTATGAAAGTTATATTGCATTACCGTCAAGTAGTATTATTGATACTCTCCCCATCTCCCCTGAAAACATATTAGTAGTAGATGATTACGACAGCGTGTTCTATGATGATGTCGTTGAAACACATGATAAAAACGGTTGGCTTACCACAAGTGAAAAAAATTGTAAGATTACAAATAGTATATGGGACGGTCAGTCACTGATGGATATATCTCTATTCGGAGACTATTCTCAATATGGAATGGTACTATTAAGAAATCTTATGTTCAAATCATGTTGCTTTAATTGTAACATCCAACAATGGTTTAAAGATAATAATATAACTGATGTTTCACAATTAAATGGACGTACAAGAGCTAAAAGAATTGAAGATGTAAAGTTAATTACTACTCCGAATAGTATTAAATATTTGAAGTTTGACACTTTGGACAATTGGTTGGATAACTTATATCCTAACTTTGGTGTAGTAAAGCATGATAAAAAGACACATTTCTTTGGTGGTCGATTGGTTCAAACCCATTATCAACTGTTGAATACATTACAAATGTCAAAAGACGAAGTTTCGGAATTTTTACAAGATTCTTTAGACTTTGCTCAAATGTTAAGGGATAGACCGGAAGTTGTAAGATATTATATCAAATATCCTGATATAGAAGAAATGAAACCATTGAAACAACCAATGTTAAGTAAAAATGATGTTGTGTACAATTTGATGTGTATTAATGATAATTTCACGGAAACAAAATATTATCAACAGTTTTTACAAGACTTGTTACGTTCATATTATAAGAATTTAAAGAATGGTCATATTTATGTCAATGGCAACTACTCTACCCTACTTGGGAATCCTATTGAAATGCTACAACATTCGATTGGCAAGTTTAAAGGTGTTAGTCAATTAGGTGTTGGTAATATACATAGTACAAGATTTGAGTATAATCAGACTTTATTAGGTAGTCGAAGTCCTCATGTGACAATCGGTAATGTGTGGTTACCGTATAATACATCAAGCGAAATGATTGATAAGTATTTGAATTTAACAAATGAGATTGTTTGTATTAATTCAATAAGCGAAAATATTTTACAAAAATTGTCAGGCGCAGATTGACTCAATAGTCTGCTTTGAACAGTAATGTTCTCAAAATAAATTTGGTGAACTTATAAATATAAGGTGTGAATGGGGTAGGCTCTCATTTGCTAACGGTAAAAATCTAAGTGGTTATTTAATGGAGGAATACACAATAGAAAAAGAAATTTGGAAAGATATAAAAGAATATGAAGGAATATATCAAGTAAGTAATTTAGGAAGAATTAAGAGTTTAGATAGATATGTAACTAGAAGTGATGGTGGAGTTCAATTTATTAAAGGGAGATTTATCAAGCCAATACAAAGTCCAGATGGCTATTTAACATTTAAACTTTGTCGGAATAATAAACAGCGAACAGTAAGAATACATAGAATTGTAGCAATGCATTTTTTAGATGTTCCTAAACATATGAATTTAGAAAACTATGAAGTCAACCATAAAGATTATGATAGGACAAATAATTGTGTTGATAATTTGGAATGGTGTACTCATCAAGAAAATATAGAATACAGCTCTTCGTCAGGAAGATATAAAATAAGAGATTTTTCAGGAAAGAATAATCCTAATTATAATAATCATGTGTTATCAGATTATTATAAGAATAACCCTGAGATTGCGAAAGAAAAATTATCTAGACCAGCACAACAAAATGGAAAAGCTAAAAAAGTAGAGTTGTATGATGAAAACATGAACTATATAAAGACATTTGATTGGGTTGGCGGTTGTGTTGATTATTTGAAACAAAACGGATTAACAACAGCAACTGTCAATGCCGTTCGCGACAGAATTAGAATTGCAATCAAGGAAAACAGAAAATATTTAAATCATTATTTTAAAGATATAGCCTAAAGTAAAAATAAACCATATGATAATACCGTGCCAAGCTTACATAGAAATATGTTTGAAGGTGTAACGACTAGGATATACGAGCTAAGTTATTTGATATGCTTATGAAATCCGTACATCTGGGGTGAAATTCCTCATTTGGAAGTGCCAAACTCCTATAATAGCTATAGGATGAAGAGATAGTCTATTCCCCTAATAAATATCGGGAAACCGAGGGTATGAAAGTTTGATTCTGATACAGTTCTGCTAACTGATAATAAATATCTCATTAAAGCAGCACAAAAGAATTATCATTTGTTTAAGACACCAACCTCCTTCGTGTCGGCGACAAAAGTAAAAAGATACTATACACCTGAACAACAAGCCGATCTGGACATCAAAACATCTGTTAATAAGATTGGTGAAATTATAAATTTGTCGCAAGAACTTAATTCATTGTTATGGGATAGAATGTATCATGGTGCATCTTATGATGAAATCAAGGAATTGTATTATGATATTTGCCAATTGGATATTATGTCTGGATTGGAAATAGATTCTGCAAAGAAAGAATTTGTTATAAATAATTCAAAAGAACTTGATAAACTTCGTCAGAAATATGAGCCGATTTTTAGAGAATATGAAGAAGATGAGAACGGAACACTAGTTAAAGGACGAAAAAAAATGCCTCATTTCTTTTCACACATCTCTCGTCAAAAAGGTTATTACAATCCTGACAAAAAACATTATTGCAAGTATCATACAACTATGGATTATTTGCAAACTATTGTTAATGGGTTTAAAATTAAAAATTCTTATAAGAAAAATTGGCTTCCATTTGTTTCAATATTGGATAATTCCAAAGTTCGCAATAACCGAGTTAATCAAAAGCAAATCAATAAGATATATAGTTTGTTAAAATCGCATGTTAATGAGTGTAAAACTATATATGCAATGGAGAATGAAGCGAGAGAGGATAAAGCTGAACGAGTCCGTATACTGAAAGAAATGTTAGTCCAAGATATCGAAAGTGAGACTATTGGCTTTTCAACATTACATAGATTACTTTTCTCAATAGAAGATAAAGAAAATGTTCAAATTAAGAATTTATTGTTAGAGATATTGTATTTATGTGGCAACGATAGTTTTAAGGATGCAATCATTCAATCTTCTGATGAAATTTTACAATTAGAAGATGATGGTGATGATATAAAGTTATTTGGAATTGGATATAGAGTTGTAAAAAGCAAAGTAAATAATTCAAAAGAGTGACTTTGATTACGAGTGAAATTATCAAAAATTCGCAATTTTTAGGGTAAATTGTGCAGAACACCTATTGATTTCACCCTTGATATGAGGGCGATTTTAATGTTACATAGGAGAGGGTATATTAACGACTAATTTCATTAGTCCCATTCCCTACTCTTATGTTTAGAAAGTTTGTAAGGGAATGATTTAGATACAAGAAGAAAAAAAATATTATAATCAAAAAGATATAGTAAATGAAATAAATCAAAGAGTTGAATATTCTTCTGATGAAATATACAAAGTATTGAATACATTAGAAGATGTTGTGAAGGACAAAATTAGCGACGAATGTGATTATGTCGAATTAAAGATATTTCCTGGACTGATTGTAACTTCAAAATATATACCCTGTGAACAATCTAAGTCTAATCTTGTTTTAGACGGAAGTGATTTAGTATTAAGTTTGTCGGTCAAATTTACAGATTATTTCAAAAGGCAAATAAAGAAATTACATAAAGATAAGAAAATTTCATAACTGAAAATGTCGTTATGTGTCGACTTGGCTATTATGTCTTGTTGGCACATAACATAAAAATAATCCAAGGGAGTTATCCAAACAATCATTGGACTCCACACATAATACTTATAGAGTTGGTTATATTAACTGGCTCTTTTTTATTGCAAAAATATAGCAGGTTGGTGTAAAAGTAGCATATAAGACTCATTATCTTATGATAGACGTGCAATTCGTCTACCTGCCCCCATTAAGTGATATTTTATTGAGCATTTCACACGTACAAAAGAAATGCACGCCCCTTGTGGCAAATTTAATAGAAAGAAGTGAAAACGTGAAAAGCGTTTCTAAAGAAGAACTGAATATTCTTATTCAGAAAGGTGTTTTGATTAATAGTGGTGAGGGTTATATAGACCCTATCAGACACGCTGTTGTCGGACATTATCGGACTTCCGGTTCGGCAAAACGTGTATATATTGAGGATATATACGCAGATAAAGCAAAAGAATTGTTTGTGAAAAATTAGTTGTGAAAGGAACAAAAGGAAAATGGCAAAATTAAGCAAAAGTATTTCATTAAAGAATGCAGAAATTAGTGTAGATGATATGACAATCACTGAAGTTACTAAGGATGATGAGAAGACGTATTCCTTAAAGAAGATTCTTCAGGATTGGAATGGTATTAGTGGTATCTCTCTTACGATTAAGCAGGACAATGATATTCCTGCCGATGAATAAGCGTAAGGGCGGTGGACGTTATTAAGTTTGAAAGACTTCAAGATGAAACTGAGGAAGAACTTATTTACAGAATTTGTTCTCAAAAAGACATAATAGGAACTTGGTCTGACGTTGCAGTGGTAATCAATAAATTAACAGGAAACGATTTTGGCGAAAGTACATATCGAAAGAAGTTTCAATCTTTCCAAAAAATGTTAAATGCAAATCAGAGTAAGTTTAGTGAGTCAAGTGAGCAACTCAAAGAGATTGAGTTACAAAAGCGTGAGTTGGAACGTGAGAAGATAAAATTCAGAGATGAACGAAATGCTTGGCAAAAGCAAAATTATATTGATGCCCGTGTGGAACAAAAGTTAGATTTATTGGAAGAACAATTACTTTCACAAGGTAAAGTAAATTTTGAAAAGCATGGTGATGTAAATATATCGTCTAATAACGACATACTTGTAATCCTTAGCGATTTCCACATTGGACAAACCTTTTCTTCTCCTTGGGGCGATTATAATTCTGATATTGCTAAGAGAAGATTAAGTCGGTTATTAAGCGAGATTATAGAAATACGTCAGTTATACAATTCTGAAAACTGTTTCATTTCGTTGCAAGGCGATATGTTGAGTGGAAATATTCATAAAACAATTCAAGTTACCAATAGAGAAAACGTTATTCGGCAAATCAAAATTGCCAGTGAATTGATTTCTTCTTTTTGTTATGAATTGAGTAAACATTTTGCGGAAGTTTATATGTCAAGTGTTGTAGGCAACCACTCAAGAATAGATAAAAAAGAAGAAGCATTGCACGATGAAAGACTGGACGATTTAATCACTTGGGGCGTAAATTTATCTTTGAAACATATAGAAAATTTCCATATGTTAAACAACAATCTTGACAACGGCATTTCTTTGATGGAGATTCGAGGTAAAAATTATATTAATGTGCATGGCGATATGGACGCATATAGTAAGAATGGTGTTTCTAACTTATGCATGTATCTTGGATATATTCCATATGCAATTACGTATGGACATCTTCATACTTGTGCAGTAGACGAAACAAATGGAATAAAAATGATTCGTGGAGGTAGTCTTGCAGGAAGTGGAGATTCATATACGATTGAGAAACGATTGTCGGGAAAGGCATCACAGATGGTATGTGTGTGTAATAAAAATGGAGTAGTTTGTTACTACCCTATTGAGTTAAATTAAAAAAAAATAATTGTAAAGAACGAAAGGAAAATTAATTATGAAAAAGAATGATATTATTGCAGTATATGCAGAAAAGAACAATGTAACAAAGAAGGCAGCAACAGAAGTTGTTGGTTCAGTTATTGATATTATAAAGGACGGCATTTTGACAGAAGGTGTTGTTGATATTACTGGTTTTGTAAAGTTGGAGAAAGTATACAAGGAAGCAACGACAGCAAGAAATCCTCAGACTGGTGAATCTATCGCCGTGCCAGCAAAGTATATCCCAAAGGCAAAATTCAGTTCAACATTTAAGAGAGAAATCAACGAATAATAGTGAGGTTTTAACATATGAAGAATTACATAGTAGATGATATGGAAACTTTGGCTGATGATATTATATTTGAACTTGATCATCAGTCAAAAATATTTAAGAATATATCGGTAATTGGACATTATGAAGATATTGAACCAATTATAAAAGAATTGGCTCGTTATGATGATGTTTACTTTATATCACTTGAGATAGGTTTGAGCGGCGTGGTTGAGTATGATGATGAATATATTTTATCTATCAACAACGAGTATGAGGTTTTCGTTGAACCGGCTAAGAGAAACGATAAATATTTCAATTATGATAGTGAGGTACTATATATTTTCAGTGATTGCTCGTCAAGACTAATTCATTGTAATTTGAATAAAAACGCAGAAGTTTATGAAGTGGATTATGCTGATGAAGTTGAAGAAGACTATGAAGATGAGTTGATTGATGATATTGACGACGGTAAGTATGTTGTTGTTAAATCAAATTTGAGAGACGATGAGATTAAAGACTTACTTGGTAGAGTAAGAGACAATCTGAATCATATGGATGAATATTTTGCGGAAATGGACAGAATTCGTGAAATATTCGGTTGGTGAACTATATGAATTGTGAGAGTGTGTGAGAAATTGCACACTCTTTTTCTATGGGCAAAATGGATTCTTTGTCGAGGTTCAATTCCTTGGTTGCTCGAAATGTTATGTTTTTCGTTTATGAAACGGAGAATGTATTAGTAGGTCAATCAGTTAGATTGGTAAAGAAAATTATAAGCAACTTGCTTATTTCTACCTCTATTAGTGGGAGTTATTAATAGGGTAAGTTCCTATCTCCCCAACAATGGAGAGATTTGCGGGATAGTCACCCGCCCTCTCCTTTTATTACTATATTTTTTGTATTGATAAAAGGAGGATTTTTAATGAACAACAATTTGATGATGTTTGAGGGAAATGATGTAGAGGTATTTGAGTTGAATGGACATGTTCTGTTTAATCCAAAACATGTGGCTAAAGTTTTAGGGATTAAAAATGTCAATGACAATCTTAGAAAAATGAACAAAAGCCAAGTAGTTAAGGTTAAAAATTCAGATATAGATAATATAAAATTAAGAAGATTAAATAATGCTGGTGAAAATTACCTTACAGAAGATGGAGTATTGCGATTAATTGATAGTTGTAGAAATCAAGGTCAAGAATTAAAGAAGAAATTAATTCATACCTTGTTCCCCACAAAAGACATAGTTGTTATTAATGATGTTGATGAAATTAAATTTTTAGATATGCTCGAAGAAACTTTATTGGTATTTGGCATTAAAGGAATTAGACAATACAAAGTTGATGAATATAGGATAGATTTGTACATATCTAAACTCAACATAGCAATTGAATATGATGAAAATAATCATCAAAATTATACATATCAAGCTCAGGAGTTGAGAGAACAAACGATAAGAAATAAACTTAATTGTAAATTTATTAGAGTAAATGATTTTAATTCAAATAGTAAAAATGTTGGGATTGTACTAAAAGAGATATTACAAGATATTCATATGGCAAATATTATTTTAAGGGAAGAAATTGATAAAGAAGTAGCTTAATTCTACTTCTTTTTTTGTTAGGTATAGAAAGGAAGTGATTTTTATGGCAGAACGTGCAAAACGTATACAAATGTATGATGAAAACAAATTTCAAAACATAAATCCCGAAACTCTAAAATTATTTCAAAAATATCAGATAGATATGTCTATCCGTGATTTATCTAAAAATACAATTGATGCTTATAATGCAGACTTGAAACAATGGTTTATTTTTATGTACGACCATCAGTTTAACTTATCTGTTTTAGAGGCAACCGAAGATGATATTACGGAATATTACTATTGGAGAAAGCAACAAGGTAATAATGTAAATCGTCAAAAGAGGGTTATGGCTTCGATTTCTGCATTCTATAAATTTCTTCGAAAAAAGAAACTTATAAGAGAATCGCCGACTGAGTTTATAGATAGACCTAAAGCCGGACAACCCATTACAGTGCAAACATATCTTACAAAGGAACAAGTGCAATTAATGAGAGAAAAACTTGAAGAATATGGCGATATTCAATTACAAGCATATGCCTTTCTTTCGTTAACCACTATGGCACGAGTAAATGCTGTTGCCAATTTAAAATGGAAACAAGTTAATTTAGAAGAGAGAATTTGCACTGACGTTATTGAAAAAGAAGGTAAAATTGTAGAATTGAGTTTTTCAGTTGAAACAAAAAATTATCTTGAGAATCTGCTTCAATATCGCAAGGATAATAATATTGACGACCATGGATGGTTGTTCATTACACCTTATGTCACAGAAGATAAGCCAATACGAAATAGCACGTTGAATGATTGGTGTAAAAAGATTGGTGCGATGATTGACGTTCCTACTCTACATGCCCACGATTTCAGGCACAGCTACGCGACACTACTCAAGAACGCCGGCGTAAATTTGGAGGATATTTCCACTATGTTGAATCATGCCGGAACGGATGTAACTAAAAAGTTTTACATCAAAACTGATACTACCAAGGTTAGAAAATTAAAGGATAGTATTCAGATTTAACAACCCAACAAACAATAAATCAACAAAGAAAGAGTAGGTATCCCCTGCTCTTTTGTCATATAGGAAGAAAAGCAATTATGTAGGTGCAAATCCTGCACTTCCTCAAAATATGTTAAAGGAGCTGTTAATTATGGCAGTAAAAAAGACTGAGCAACCAGTAAAATTAACGGCTGCTCAAGCAAGAGAAAAAGTTAAAGAGTTAGGAGAAAAAATAGAGAAATATGATTCTACTGCATTTTGTTTAATGTGTAAAAAACATAAAAATAGAGAAACTCATTTCTATGTGAATACAGATCCGATGTATGGTGAAACTACTTGCACTCCTATATGTCGAGAATGTGCGAGAAAAATAGCATTGAGAGTAGATAAAAATGGAGAAGAACATGAACCGACTAAGGAAAGTGTAATTTTGGCATTGAAATATTTGCAAAAACCATTTTTAAATACCGTGTGGAACGCAAGTGTGCAGGAATCTGAAAATTTAATAGCCGGAAAGGTAAAACATAATGCATGGTCGGCTTATATTAAAAATATTCAAATGGTAAATTATCTTGGTTTGACATTCTTTGATTCGGACTTTTATAAAGAAAAAATCGTTTATGATGATGAAAAAACTGAAGTAAATATCATAAATGAGCATTTGGGACAAGACGTTTATGAAGATTGTCAAAAGAATAAAGAGGATGTTAAACGTCTTCTTAATTATGATCCATTTGAACAAGAGGCTATTGAAGATCAACCTTTTTTATATTCGCAATTATTAGGATTATTGGATTCTAGTGAAGATGCTAATGACGATATGATGAGAACTTCATCTGCAATTTCAATAGTTAGAGGCTTTCTTCAGCAGTCAAAGATAGATGATACGGTTGCTAAATTAATGTCTGATATAAACAATATTGAAAAAAATTCAGCAACAATTAAAACTCTACAAGATAGTAAAAGCAAAATTACATCTATTATTACGAACTTGGCTCAAGATAGTTGTATTTCATTGAAATATAATAAGAATGCAAAAAAGGGTGAAAATACTTGGACAGGTAAATTGAAAAAAATTAAAGATCTCGATTTAAGAGAAGGAAGAATAAATGGATATAATATAGATACTTGTAAAGGTATGCAACAAGTTGCTGATATTAGTATGTCTGCTATTTTAAAAGCTTTGAACAACGATGAATCTGAATGGGCGGATATGGTAGCAGAGCAAAGAAAAAAACTAAGTGCATTAACTGAGGAGAATGATGGGTTGCGTGAAGCTTTTCGTATTTTATTACAAGAAAATTTAGATTTGCGAGATACAATGCAAGATAAAAATTTATTGAAAGATGCTAATTTATGCGACCTCGATAACATTGTTAATACATATGTATTAGGGAGGAAAAAGGAAAATGAAGAAGAAAATACTACCTGAGTTTCGATATGACAGGGATACTATTGAAAAATATGAGGAAGAATTATATGGAACAGTTTAAATATCCAGTTGTATATAATGATGAAATTGCAAATAGATGTATATATGGTGCTTCATTTGTTCGAGAACTTTTGGGAATAGAAAATCACACAAAAATATATCATAAGGATATTATATATCCTATGAGTTCTCGAAAGGTGGAAGGTTTTCAAAGGATTGCCGAAGAAAAAAATTATTATCAAGAAAACCCCGTTAAGTTTATAAAAGATTTTTTTAATATACAGCTGTTAGATTCTCAAGCATATTTAATGCAAATGTCATGGGCTACTCCCCAAGTTATGATATGTGCATCTCGTGCATATGGTAAAAGTTTTTGGATTGTTTTATTTGCAATGGCAAAACAAATGTTAGCTATTCAACCTTGGAACTGTTATATTGCTTCCGGTAGCAGTCAACAATCAGCTACAACCTTTAAAAAATTAGAGGATATTGCGAATGACAGAATAGCTTCATTAATAAATTCTTCTGGATATATTTTCAAAAATGAAGTAGAAGTTCCAAATGCAAGTGGCGATGGTTTTTCACACAATCCAAGTGGTTTTACATATAGTTTACATAATGGTTCGTTCTCCAGAACGCTTTCGTCGAATATCGATCGTAATAGGGGCGCTCGAGCCTCATGTGTTATTTTTGACGAAAGTGCTTTTTTGTCTCAAGATTTACTTTCTGTTTATAAGGCTTTTTGTGCCACAAAAAACGAATTTGCTACTGGTTTTGATAAAGATGGAAATATGATAGACCAAACAAGATTATTAGCCATTCCTAAACCTATTCCTAATCAATTAGTTTATGTTTCATCTGCTTCTTCTACAGACACTCCCTTTTATACAATGTATCGTGATTTTAGCAAACAAATGATTATGGGAAATAAAGATTATTTTGTAGCCCAAATTGATTGCGATTTAGTTATGAAACCTACTATTATGAATATCCCCACTACACCTGCTCTTACACGAGAAATGATAGAGTCTGACATGCGTTCTAATCCCGAAAAAGCACGTAGAGAGTATTATTGTGAATTTACAACTGACGCAGGTTCGGATGCAATTATAAGACGTGGAGTTATTACTCGCAATGAACGAGTATACAAACCATTACTTTATAATGATACGGGTGATAAGAAATTTGTAATTGCATATGACCCAGCCAGATCACGAGATAACTCGGTCATTCTTGTTGGAGAAATATACGATTCTAAATTGCCAGATGGCTCAACTGAAAAGAAAATGCGTTTGGTAAATTGTATGAATCTTATTGATGTTGGTAAAAAGATTAAGTCACCGATGCAAACACAAGACCAAATAAAATACTTAAAAAAAGTTATATTGGATTATAATGGTGGTGCAGATGGATATGGTAATATTATTGGTGTTTATATTGATGCCGGTTCAGGTGGTAGTGGCGTAAATATTGCCGATTATTTAATGGAGGATTGGGTCGATTCGGCAGGAATAACACATAGAGGACTTATAGATAAAGAATATTCTTCTGAATATGTAAGTAAGTTTCCCAATGCCGTAAATAAGATACATCTTATAAATCCAGCCGGTTATAAATCTGAAATGTATGAAGCAATGATTGAATTAATGAATCAAGATAAAATTACATTTACTGCACCATATGATAATAAAGATTATTTAACAGTTTTTGATATTGATGAAGACGTTTTAAACAAAGCAAAGGAAGATATAAAAAAACAACTTAAAGAAAAAAATCTTCCACAAGATGAATATGACCAGCAATTCCAAAAAGAATTGGACAAGATTCAATCAGTAAATACAAAAACAATTAAATTGGATTGGCAAGATAGGATTGCTTTGGCAAACTTGGATAGCCTAAAAGAAGAAATTGTGAACATGGTGCGTAAACCGAGAGAGTCGGGCAAGGATTCATTTATGTTAACTCCCGAAAAAGAGAACAAACTTCACGACGATAGAAGTTATACTTGTGCTCTTGCATCTTATGCTCTTATGTGTGAGCGAAGAAAAAATATAACGCAAAGAAAACGACCGAAAACAGGAAATCTTGTAGATATGCTTCCTATTAGGAAAGCGAAAAGATTTTCTTCAATATAAGAAAGGGTGAGTTTTATTGAAGAATAATGAAGAGGTGAATAACTCACCTAATAAAAAACAACCAACTATTTCAGAAATGAAAGAGTTTTATGAAAAAAATAAAAAACGTTTAGAAAAATTTGACAAAAGCATGGATGCTTTAAAACGTTTAAGGAATGAAAATAAAAATACCAAACTTAGAACAATAAATAACTATTCAAAAGAATCAGTTAAGACATATATAAAAAATGTTAGTTCAAATGAGGCAAATCTACGTAATTTATCACGTTATTTATTTTATCGTTCAGAAATTTATTACAGATTATGTAAGTATTATGCAAATCAAATAGACACAAGCATTCATTCTGTTATCCCTAATTATAGTTTAGTTGAAGATAATGACAAAGATAGTATTTTACAATCATATGAAGCAACATTAAATGTGTTGGATGATATGCACATACAATATGAGGTTTTTAAATCAGCAGTTGTAAATATGCGAGAAGATGTGTTTTATGCTTGCTCGTATTATACAGAAGGCGAAGGTATGTTTTGGCTTCCGCTAGATGCAGATTATTGTAAAATCAACGGAGTATTTACCGATGGTTCATATTCATTTGCCATGGATATGTCTTACTTCAGAAAAAATGCTGATTTGCTAGAGTATTATGGTGAACCATTTACTTCATTATATAAAGCATATGAAAGTTCGGGAGACAAATATCAACAAATGCCTGAAGAATATGCAGTATGTACTAAATTCAGGTCGGAGGATTGGGAGACTGTTGTTCCCCCATTTACTCCGATTTTCTTGAGTTTAATTGACTTAATGGATATGGCTGATTATCAAGCAGTTCAAGAAGCTGCAAATATATACAAGTTAGTATGGCTTGAGATGAAAACTATGGGTAATGACGAACCAGATAACTGGAGTGTTGACCCAGAAATAATGATTGAGTATTTTAACAAAATGATAAATGATGCCATTCCTGACTATATTTCAGCGGCTATTGTACCAGGTGAATTACATGAAATTAGTTTTCCTGATAGTGGTGCGGATAGTGATGTTACAAAAGTTGAAAAGGCAACAAAAGAAATTTTGAATAGTGCCGGAGGTGCTCAGATATTAAATCTAAATTCCGCATCAAATTCAACTGCTTTCAAATATGGGGTAGCGGCAGATACGGAATTTATTATGTCCCCTATTATTCCACAAATTGAAGCTATTATAAATAGACTACTTCGTTTTTATGTTGGAGAAGACCATTGTAAAGTAAAATTTTTTGAAGTTGGTATTTTTCAAAAAGAAGATTTCAGAAAATCTTTATTGGAATCGGCACAGTATGGATTACCAACAAAGTTAATGGTAAACTCTTTAAATGGGTTTTCGGAAAAAGAAACAATGGCTTTGAATTTCTTAGAAGAAGATATTTTGTCTGTTTCAACGAAATTCCAACCGTTAAGTAGTTCTTATACGCAAAGTGGAGATGGTTCAAATACCAAAGATGAATCCGATTTAACAGATGCAGGATTACGAACTCGTGACGAAGACCTAAACAATAAATAAGGCGGTGATGTCAATGGGCAAAAAATTTATTAAAGTTTCTGATGTTGAAACAGCAAATTTATTAACGAAATTGGGGTTTCAACTGATAGATAAAACAAGCGGAATATATACATTTCTTAATAATACAACAACAAAATTTTCAAACGACATAGACAAAAGTAAAGTTCAATATAGCAATGTATTGTTCATATAATACTCCCCTTTTCTGAGGAGTTCAATAATCAAGAAAGGAGGAGATATATATGAAAAAGAAGATTTTAACAATAGATGATTTATATAATTTTTATCTAAATAAAAATAAATCTTGTAATTTCAGTTCGAAAGATACGGGGTATCAATTATCAGTACAAGTTCCAGCAAATTTTGAAGTTGAAGAAACTGGAGATAATTCATTACTTTATTGTAAGGTGAAATTAATGCATTCAGGTTTAAATAGAAATCATTCTAATGTCACTGATGATGCGTTAACTAAAGCTTCAAAAACGTTGGCTTATAAGCCGATTTTGGCTAATTTCATGGAATATGTAGATGAAAAAACAGGTGAAACATTAAAAGATTTTACATCTCATGATATTGCATTTGATAATGACGGCAATCCGATTTATCTTGAAAAGCAAATTGGATGTTTTACTGCTGATAAACCTACGTTTGAAGTTGAAGAAAAGACTGGTCATAATTTTTTGTATGGGTATTGTGCAATTCCAAGAGAATATACTGATGCTTGTTCAATAATTGAACGAAAAGGCGGTACAAAAATCAGTGTTGAATTGGCAGTTAATGAAATGTCTTTTAATGCTTCAACAAAAGAACTTGAATTAACTGATGTTGTGATTATGGGTGCGACATGCTTGGGTAAAAATCCCGATACTTTAGAAGATATTGAAGAAGGAATGAAAAACGCAAGATTAGATATTGCTGATTTTAGTGTTGAAAATAATTCTATTAAATTTAATAGAGACGAAGAATTGTTTGAACTTTTAGAGAGTCTTAAAGATACGCTTTCTAAATTCAATAAAGAGCAAATTGCTCGCCATAATTCAAAGGAAGGAGGAGTAAATAATAAGATGACAAAATTTGAAGAATTGCTTGCCAAGTATGGTAAGACTGCCGAAGATGTGACATTCGAATACGAGGGAATGTCAGACGAAGAACTTGAAACAAAGTTTGCAGAGATGTTTGATGATAATTCAGAAAATAAAGATTCTGAAGATCCTTCCAACGATAATAAAAATGAAGGACTGAAGTTTGAAAAGATTGTTCGTACATATGAGATTTCTCATGAAGATATACGATATGCTTTATATCAGCTTTTGTCCGAGTTCGAATCTGCCGACGATGATTGGTATTTTATTAATGCTGTTTATGACGATCATTTTACATATGAGAATTGGGACGGCAATAAGATTTTCGGTCAGAATTATACAAAAGATGGAGAAAATGTTTCTTTTGATGGCGAAAGATACAACTTACATCGTGAACTTTTGACTGACAGTGAATTTGCAGAGTTGCAGTCTATGCGTTCAAATTATGCAGCGTTGGTAGACTTTAAAAATGAAACCGATGCCAAAGAACTTCATTCTCAAAGAGAAAAAGTCTTGACTGATAAAGCATATGAAATCATTTCTGCAAAAGACGATGAGGGTAATTTTATTAATGAATCTTTTGCGAAACTATATGAGAATATGGATAAATATTCTCCTGAAGACCTTATAAAAGAAGTTAAAATTCTTGTTGGAGAATATGCTTTGCAAGGCGGAGATGTTGAAACAAGAGTAGAAAAGAAATCTGCTGTCAAACATTTTTCTAATCCAAATGGTAATGAAAAAAAGACAAGTAAATATGGTACATTAAAATTCAAATAATATTCGCTCTCTCGAATTGATATGCACTTGCGTATCCGTTCGAGGGTGTTTTTTTTATGTAAAAAATTAAGAGGAGGAAATAAAAATGGCAAACATGAGCATTAAATATGAGATTGCAAAACATGCCACTGCAAACCCATCAAATGTATTGTCTGGTGGTACATACGGCGGTCATATGTTTTCAATCCTTTTGGGCAGCGATACAGACAATGGTAATTTGATAGCCGTTGGAGATTGGGATAGTCTTGACTTGTTTAAGGAGGCTGCTGTTACTAAATTTGAAGGAAAGATTGTAGAGAAGATGGGTAATGGTAATTATCTTGTATTGGTTACCGACCCTGGTGATGCAGTTTTGGTATATCAAGTTCCAGTAGGTGCAGAAGAATGGACAAATGAATGGAAGAAAGAAAGCAACCTATACAACAAGACCGGTGATATAGTTCGTTGTTATGGTTTGGTAAAGTACGATCGTTTTGAGGTTTCTGCGGAAGGTTTTAATGGTACGCCTGAAGTTGGTTCTTCTATAACAGGTGTAGCTAACAAAAAGCTAACAGTAGCCTAATAAAAGTAAAGGAGGTTAAATAAATGCGAATTTCAGATAATTTAACAAGAGTGTTTTCAAAACCTGAAAATGATTATGAAGGTTTTAAGAGCTTTTTGTATGACTATACACATGGTATTCAGATATTTGATGAAGATGGTAATAAGGTAAGTTCTGCGCAAGCAAATGAAAAGATTAATAAAGTTTGTTTGGATATTCTCGGCTTTGACGAAGGTTACAAACCAACAAGAAGAGATATAAAGAGAGCCATGAGAAGAAATGGTATTGAACTTATGGAAGTTCTTGAGGAAGCTGTCGATTTCAAGGTTACAACAGGTTTTCAGGATAATGAATTCTTCAATGATTTTGTTGAAAGCAAGAACATTGCCAATGGTGATAAAAATGAATATTGGGTTAAGAACAACGATGTTATTCTTACTGTTGCTAAGGTTTCGGGTGACCACCATGACCTTTCATTACAGAAATTGGCGGAAGGACAAAGTTTTTCTGTTCAAACTTCTAATTATGCAATAAAAGTCGGAATGGATATTGATGTTTATCTTACTGGTAGAAAAGATTGGTCTGAATTTGTTGATGCAATTTCAATTGCTTTCCAAGAAAAAATTCAGAATGATATGTTTACTGCTTTTGTAGAAGCAGATAATAAGCTACCGGCACAAGATAAGTTTGTAATTACAGATGATTTGACTAAGGAAAATAAGAGCAAGTTTGATGAATTAATTGAAGATGTTGAAGGTGCAAATGGTGGCGCATCTGCCGTTATTCTTGGTTTAAAGTCGGATCTACAAAAGCTTGAAAGACTTCAAGATGTAGATTGGATTGCTGATAGTCAGAAAGAAGAAAGAGCAAGACTAGGTAGACTTGGTTCATATGGTGTTAATACACTTGTAGAAATTCCACAAAGATTTGTAAAGAACGATGTTACAAAGAAACTTATTAAGCCAGGTAAATTGTATATTATGCCTAACGTTGATAATAAATTTGTTAAGTTCACTGATGTTGGTGAAACGGAAATTAGAGAAGAGAGTGAAAAGGGTGACCGAAACGATGACTTCCAGACATATGAAGTTCAACGTGAAATGGGTATTGCTGTAATTTTGGACAAGTACCATGGTGTCTTTAATATTGCAAATTAATACATATGGACAGAGTAAAAGGAGATTTGATTAATGGCATATACAAAAAAAGTTGTTACGGAAAAGAAAACAGAAGAAACTGCTGACCAATCAGTTGACACTGAAACAACCAAAGATGTTGAAGAAAAAACAGAGGAAAAGGTTACTGAAAAAAAGAAAAGAGTTTTCAAAGACTCTGACCCTATTCTATGTATGTCTATAACACCTGGTCAACTTGGTATGTTTGGTTTAAAGACAAATATTCATTATAGTTGGGTTGCTCGTGGAGATGAAACAGAAGTAGAATATCAAGATTTGGTTGCTGCTATTCGCTCAGGAAAAAAGCATATTACTGAACCATATTTCATCATCAAAGATGATGATTTCTTGGAGGCTTTTCCTAATGTAAAAAAATTATATGGGGACATGTATTCTATTAAGGATTTAAGAAGTGTAATTACTGATTTGGACGCAAACAGTATGAAATTGACAATCAATTCATTACCTTCGGGAGCAAAGGAATCTATCAAGAATATAGTTTCATCAATGATTATGAATGGTCAGATAGATAGTGTTTCAAAGATAAAAACTTTAGACGAAATATACGATACAAAGTTTATGACAATGACTGAATTGTATGGAGATTAAGGAGGTGCGAGATGACATCTTCTTATGAAGATATATATTCTCGTTTCCTACAAAAATGCACAGATTATGATTTTATAGAATTGGACGAAGAAACTGTTTACGACAATATGGAAGGGTGGCTACATTCAGTTGCCTCCCTCCCCTATGTTCGTGTTAAATTTAAAACATTTAGTCTTAATGATGAAGTGTTAAAAATAAATTGGGAATTAAAAAATTCTATAGACGATAATTCTGACGAATTATTTGTCATTGAAGTATTTGCACAAGGAATGATTATTCAATGGTTAGAACCTAAAGTAAAATCAATTCTAAATGTAAAACAATTTTTTGGTGGTAAAGAAGAAAAATTTTATTCCCAAGCAAATCATTTAAATGAATTACGTTCATTGTTGTCAGACGCTAATATATCTTTAAGAAAACTTCTTAGAGACCACGGATATATTATTAATTCATATATAAGCGAGGAATAGTGTCATGAAACATAAATACGGTTATTTTTCACAACGACAAATAGATTTAACAAAACAGTCTATTCGTAAATCTATATTTTTCTTATTATTATGTGCAGATCCAAATACGAAACAAGAATATCAATACATAAATGTTAATGATGCTTTTGTCAACTTATTGAATAGGTTAGGTGGATTAAATAAGCTTTTATATGAGCCGTCAGAGCTTGTAACAATTATGAGTTTACTTGAACAGGCTTTGTCTCTGTATGCTGAAAAAGATTTTAATTTTAAATTGTATAGAAAGCTTTTACTGGATGCCGGCTCAGAAGTTTTGAAAATCAAGGGCGGTGATTAAGTGCTGTCTTTAGACTTATATAAAAGAACTCATTTGCGTAATGGTGTTCTTACAAACGGGCAAGTCCGAAAGCGTCAGTCGGACATGATTGAAGAACAGACTTGGTTTGAAGATATACAAAGTAGAAAATGCTATATTTATGATTATTTCCATGATGATAATAATCATTTAAACCAAGGTATGGACTATTCTTCAACTTCTAAGACACCTATAGACGCAAAATTCATTGTTACTCAATATGGAACATTGTCAAAAGACCAAGTTGAGTATCATTTACAACTTCGTCCGAATCAGAAATTAAAATTTAATGAGGGTGACGATTTATATTATTATGAAGAAAATTTTACAAATAAATATGGAGCAACCTTCCCTATTGGTTTGTATTGTGATATTCCTGATGATAACGGAGTATATCACAAATGGCTTATTTGTTCAAAAGAAGTCGGAAATCAATTCATAAAATATAGTATCTTACCTTGTAATTATTATTTTCATTGGATTGAAGTTCAAAATAATAAACGCATTAAACGCAAAATGTGGGGAGTTACAAGAAATCAAAATTCATATAATAGTGGATTGTGGTCTAATTATGTCTATACTACTATTGAAAATCAGAATATGGCTTGGTTGCCCATGAACAGTATAACCGAGAAATTATATTATACTCATTCTGATGATAAAAATAGTAATCAACGCATAGTAATGAGTGCTCCGATTGATGTTCCGATTGTTTGGAAAATCAGTAAAGTTGAAACTACTCAACCTTTTGGTCTTCAAAAGCTTACATTGTATCAAGATGTTTGGAAACCTTTTGCTGATTATATAGATAAAGAAGACAAAGATGACATTTTTGCAATGTATGCAGACTATTATTCAACCAACATTGAACCAGAGACTACTGAAGATAACAGTTCAAATAAAATTCAAATCTCATGTAATACCAACACTATTAAAGCAGGTGGTAGTTATAAACTTTTAAAAGTTGCTATTTTTGATAGTTCGGGTACTGATATAACGAATAAATATTTGGACAAATTCTCAATAGATTGTTGGAGATGTTATTTGAATGATGAAGATATAACAAATTCGGATTTAGTTACTTGGCTTGAACAACCAAGTAAAAATCATATAAAAATAAAATTCTCTAATGATAGAACTTATCTTGCTGATAAATTAAATATTGAATGCAATATTGAAAAATTGGTAGGTAAGATTCAATTAGAGATTATTGCATTATAAGGAGGACAAATGGCAGAACAAATACTTACTCAAAAAGAATTAATTGTAGAATTAGCCAATTATGCTTGTACTCCTGACTACGATAACATAAGATTTAAAGAAAAAATAAAACAAAAGCTGTTGAATAACGTTGCTTTGTTATATGCATTACATGATGTAAATAAAGAAAGCGAATTATTCGAAAATGGAAATATAAATTATGACGGTGATTGGAGTCTATATTTTGGAGATAACATTCGTCCCTATTTATTTATTCCAGAATCTCAATCTGAATCTAAGAATTTTTTGTGTTATGATGTGAGTTTTTCTGAAACGCCGAAGTATAACGGTATTGACAAATATTGTAATGTCGTATTTACGGTTTTGTGTAATAACAAAGACGCTATTGATAAAAACACAGGCATTCCTCGTCATGATTTAATCGGTGGTATTTTATGTAGGCATTTTAATTGGTCGAATATCTTCGGCAATCAATGCAAACTCGTCAAAGATCAAGGCTCAGTCACTGACACAAACTTCATTACTCGAACTCTTATTTTTGAATTTACTACAACAAATTCAATCACTCATACTGTTAATAATACTACAAGAATTATTAATAATGAGGTTCATACATAATGGGTAAACAAACTGAGTTTCAGTATGATGAGTTGCAAATGTTTTTTGGTGATGATTATAAAGTAAGTGATTATATTACTATACATCAACCAACAGTCGGTGAGATTATGGAGTTTGGTGAAAGAAGATATTATTCTATGCTAACTCAATTATGTGCAATTCCAAGTGATATGAAAAGTACATTATGGGATGTGCTTGAGGTTGACTGGAATAAGATGTCTGATTTTGAGTTATTTGCATTTAATTGTCATTCTTTAAGACCGCAAGATACATCTATTATATTAGGTGATTTAGACCTTTCTACATACACACATTCAGTAAAAGATAAAGAAAATGATGAATTGGCATTACTACAGTACAGTCAAGTTGACGAAAATTCCCCACCCGAAATAACCGGTATAATTACTGAAAGTGATTATTATAATATGGTGGGTTATTTGCGAAAATTGCACGGATTCACAATAAAGCGAGAAAAAGCAAGGAATCGTATTACTCGTGATGTTATGATTGAAGAAGACAGACAAAAAATAGAACTTAGTAAAAATAAATCTTATGTTTCACAACTCAAAAACTTAATATCTGCAATGTTGACGTATCCTGGTTTTAAATATAAAAAATCAGAATTACGAGAATGTGGGATATATGAGTTTATGGACGCTGTTCAACGTTCACAGATATATGTATCTACAGACGCTTTGCTTCATGGAATGTATAGCGGAATGATAGATACAAAGAAAATAAATAAAAAACAATTTAATTGGATGAGAGACGTTTCATAACGTCTTTTTTATTGCAAATTTTTAGGAGGTAAATTATGGCTATTCAATTTGAAGATTTAATTATTGACCGCCCACTACAAGGTATATTTGAAAATTCACTTGGTGACATTATTGGCGGTGTTAATCAGCTACAAAATGTTTCTATTGAAACAACATCAGAAACAAAAGATAAAACAGATGCTGTTGGTGCTCTAATTATGAGATTCTTTACATCAAAGTCTGTTGAAATATCTGCTGAAAATGCAGTATTCTCAACATCTCTTGCAGCTCTTCAGTTTGGTCAAGATAAAGAAATTGCATCAAACAGCAATAAGATTCTTATGCCGAGAATTTTTACAATCAATACTGATACTATTGCTCTTACAGGTACAAATAAGGAATATCAACTTCCTGACGTACCAGCTGGCGGTGTTGTTCATATTAATGGACTAACAAATACAGGTGTTCCTGATCCGAATAAGAAGTATAAGATGAACACAGCTGCATCTGAAACAGAATTTACGCTTTCAGAAAAGAAGCTTACTCTTCCGACTGATATTACAGGTAAAATTCAAATTAAGTATGATAGAGAAGTTGAAAGCGGTATCAAGCTTACTCAAGCTGCTGACAAGTTCCCTAAGACATGTAAGTTTACTCTTTCGGTTCTTGTTGCAGACCCTTGCGACAAGGAAACGCTTCGTCACGCTTATATTGTGTTCCCTTCATTCCAAATGTCACCAGATAATACAATCAGCCTAAACACTGAAGATACTCAATCATTCTCAGGTTCGGCTCAAAAGGATTATTGTGGTGCTAATGGTGAAATGTTTACAATATATCTATCAGAGGATGATATTGAAGAAAACTAATTAAAACGTATGTATAGAGGGTGGAGTTCTACCCTCTATATTACTTTAGAAAGGAGACTTTCAATGGCAAACAGAGTTTGTGTTTTGTGTGGAGCAAAATATGATTACTGTCCCAATTGTGATGCAGACAAGGGCAAGCCTATATGGATGACTTGTTGGGATAAGGCAGAATGTCACGATATTTGGGCGGTATTATCGGGTTACAATTCCCACGACAAAACAGCAAAAGATGTAGTAGATGTTTTGGATAAATATAATGTAACCGACTTCACTAAATATGGTGGTCAAATTGAAGCTGACTTAAAAGCTATAGTAAAAGAAGTTAAAGGTACAAAAACGACAAAAGCAAAAAGTTCAAAGAATGTAGCTACTTCGGAGGAAAAGACTGATGAGGTAGTTAAAGAAAATATGAAAGATAAAAAGATAGTGAATAGTGATTTAGAAACCAATATAGGGGCGTAGATTTCACTATCTACCCCCTATTTTTTACGCTTGAGAAAAAGGAGAAAATATGGAACTATATAACTCAATAACACAAAAAACATATGACCCAGAACAATGTGTATTTTTTGAAAATGCGTTACAAAGTAATGCTTATGTGTTTAGAGGAAATGCAGAATTAAAAGCAATTTTGGATTCAAAACAGAATCCTGGAAGATTTGTTTTTGTGTTTTCAAAAGAAGACCATGCGAGATTGAAAAAAGCATGGAATAATCATGAACTATAATGGTGAGATAATTAAAATCTCACCTATAAAAATATCTCTACTAAACTTAGTTCAGCCGTTTAGCAGGGGTATTTTTTTTGAGAGCAAAAGGCTGAACTGCTCTCCCCTTGACCAAATGATAAGGAGATTTTATGCAAGATACAATTTTAGTAGGTTTGGATACTTCCTCAACTAAAACAGGTTGGAGTTACTACGTCAATGGAAACTTTACCGACAGTGGAGTTTTAAATTTTAGCAAGCAAAAGAATAGCGATATTCGTATGCAAGACATGGTGAATTCCATATATGAGAAATTATCTGCTTTAAAAGTAGATATAGTAGCGATTGAAACTACGGCTGTTACGCGTAATGCATCGTCACAAAGAATGTTAACTATGATTTTAGGTGCTGTTTATGGTTGGTGTGTTAATAACAATGTTGAATTTGTTATGTTTAGACCGAGCGAATGGCGTGCTTTGATTAGCAAAGAGAAAAAAGGTTGTAAACGTGACGAATTAAAACAATGGAGTGTTCAAACGGTTGAAAAGTTATTTAATAAAAAAGTAAACGATGACGAAGCAGATGCAATCTTAATCGCACAAGCTTTAGTCAATAAGTATGAATAAATGGAGGATTTTAGATATGGATAAGATTATTACAGTTAAAGAATTTGTAGACGGATATAAGAAACAGACTGATGATGTAACTAACAAGAAAGAAAAGTACATAAAAAAGTTTGTTGGTGATAATTATGTGAACTACGCAACTAAATTATCTGTTGCCGATCAAATAGTACAATTATCATCTACAAATCAAGTAGACGGTCAAGTTAATGGACAGATTAAGATAAACTCATCTTTGCGTTACTTACTGTATGTGTTTAATTTGATTGATTTATACACGAATATAACAGTTGATTTTTCAAACATTCTTGAAGAATATGATTTGTTGGAAGAACAATGTTTGGTTGATGAACTCATTCGACTTATGCCACAACGTGAAGTTACTTCTTTTGAAACAATTTTGAAAATGGTATTTGATGATTTTATTCAAAACAATTACGAGAATCATGCTTTTATTTCTAATCAAGTTCAAAGAATAGTGGATATTTTTACAGCTACTACTTCCCCATTGATTGAGAAGATAAAAGAAAAAGTTGAAAATATGACTGAAGAAGATATAGATAAACTTGGTAATAAGGTTGAGAAAATTCTAAAAAAGATAAGCAGATAAATGGCTGAGAAAGGAGTGTGATTACACAGATGGCTATATCTTATATAAACAAAAAAGCATTAGAGAAAGATGTAGAAAAATATTTAAAAACTTTTGCAGAGGCATATGCTGATGCAGCTGCAAATGAAATAACAAAGTTTGCACAACAAGCAATTCAAAGATTCTATGTTAATTACACTCCAAAATATTATGACAGAACAAATGATTTAAAAAAGAACTCTTTTTCAAAGTATAAACATAACAATGGAAGACAATATTATGGTGGTGTAAGAATATCCACTCACAATATGAGCCCTTATGTTGTTGGTGGTTTTAATAGTCGAAGATTCATTGACCCATTTTATATTGCTCAGCCAGCTTGGGAGAAAGGCATTCACGGTAATGAAAATGGAATTAATGGTCGATATTCGGCACATCGAGATGCAATTCCTCCACTAGAAGTATTGCAAAAAGAAGTTGATAAATCACAATTCCGAGAAAAAATTGAAAATATTGCTCGAAATGCAGCTAAAAAACAACAATATCAATTTTTGCGTTTTAAATAAGGAGGAGTTAGATGAAAACACGAGATATCGGAATAATATCATTAATGTCAAATTATGATAGCAAAAGTATTAAACAAGTAATAGATAAATTAGACAAGCAAGTTAAATCTGAAGTTAACGGCAAATTTAATGCTATTGGTGATGAAATAAAAAAGCAGTTTGAATCAGCAATGAATGTCGTTCAAAGACCTACTTTAAAAAATGCTAATATAACTAGTTACCTAACAGATTTAATAAAGAATATTATGGGTTCAGGTTCTTCTGCGGATATATCTGAATATATTACTGATTTTACAAATAGAATGGAAGCCTTACATAAGATTGTAGCTTCAAGTGATTATAAAGATTTACTACGTCCATTAAGCGGAAATCAAATAGATAAACTATTGACTGAAGCTGATGAAATTGCAGAACTTCAACAAACTATAGCAAACAGAAATGCCAATCTTGTTAAAAATAGAGAACAGATAATTAAGGCGAATCCAGCAAAAACAAAGTCTAGTGAAATCCTTAAATCTTATGTCAAAAAAGAGTCTGGTTATACTGTTGATAAGAATATTTCTACGGAGTTGTCAGATTTTGTTTCGTCAAAGATTGATAATTCAAGTGAAGATGTAAATAAACAGATTCAAAAATATCAACTTTTGTTAAATGTTTTTGAAAAGTTAAATCTTGAAAAAAAGCATATGACAGAAGGATCAAAAGAATTAGTTGGTTATAATAATCAATTGCAATATGTTTATAGTAAAATATTAAACATAGAAAAAGCAATTCCTGAATTAAAAGAATTTAGAGAGTCTTTGGCACAAAGTGATTCTAAAAATGAATTTTTGGGCAGAGATCTTAAATATTATGAAACTGGAACTAAGTGGGCAGCAGACTCTTACCTTAAGGCTCAAAATCGTGCAGACAATAGTAAAATTAAAGATATTGTTCAAAGGGCAATAGAAAGAGCCGAAGGATACAATAATACTGCAACTTCTAAAATAAATTCGGATAGAAATAAAGCTGGTTTAAATAATAAAGTTGATAACATCAAAAAGCAATCAAATTCTGAAATTTCCGAAGATATAAAACAAATTGATAACTTAAACCAATCATTAGACAATACAACTGTACAACTATCTAAAGTTCAACAAAAAATTGCTAATATTCAGAAAATGAATATAGATAGTGTTGTTAAAAAAATAGTGTCTTTAATTGATAAAGATGCGGATGCTGGTCTTGATGATGAAGATATTAAAGATTTTGTAACACTTAGACAAAGATATAACGAATTGTTAGATAAGGGCGTTACCGATGAGTTCGGAACAAAAGATGAAATTGATGAGATTTTTTCAAGATTAAACATAGGAACGGACAAGGAAATCGTTGACAAACAATTACGACAAATTGAACAAGTAAGGGAAAAAATATCATCTTCTCAAAACATTGATTCTAGTGATTTAAGCAATGAATTAAATAATTTACAATCTCGTACTCAACAAGCAATTCATGATGTTGTATCAGATGAAATAAAATCTACAGAAATTAAAGATGTTATCAATAAAAATGTTGAAGGTGTGCCTCAATCTACTTCAAAAACAAGTGTCTCTGATATTCAAACTGAAGCAACTTCTTTTGAAGGCTTAAAAACCGCAATCACTCAAGTCACTTCGGCAGTAGATAAAAAGACACAGGCATTTAAAGAAGAAGAACAAGTTGTTACTGGTACTGTTCAGAGGGAGATTAATTCATTAGATGTTTTAATTGGTACATTGGTAACCATTCAAGAACATATAGAAAAAATCAAAGCCTCGGCGACAGAATTACAAAATATTAATATAGGTAATGTTTCACCTCAACCCAAAACAACTGCAACAGAAAATTCTTCAAACAATAAACCAGAAAAACTTCAAAACGATTTAAAGACAACTCAATCCAATGCAGAAACACTTAATCAAACCTTAAAAGAAATCAAAGAAAATTCTACTATTTCTATTAAAATAAAAGCACCTGAAGAAGTCACCTCTAAACTTATAACTCAACTAGAAGCTTTAAAGAAAATTTTAGATAATGATTGGTTAAGTAAGGTTCAAGAATTATCTAAGCTTAAAGAATTAAAGAATTTAGGCATTACCGACAAGGCATTGGACAAGTTTAAAAATCTTAAAACTGGTCTTGACGGTATAGTAAATAGTTTTAATAAAATTAATGATGGTGGTTTTGCTTTCTTAGATAATCTTACAATTTTAGCTCAACAAGGCGAAGCTCTTAAAGATTTAACTACTTTGCTTAAAACAAGCCAAAGTCAATTAACAAATGCACGTAATACAGTAAACAATAATAAGAACTTTATTGATGAAGATGTTTATGATAACAATTCGGAGCAATGGTTAAAGGATAATGTTGATGCTTTAAGTAATAATAGCAAATACATAGGGGTTTTGGATGCTGAAATTTCTCGTGCCACAAACGGTATGGTTAAATTCACCGCCAATGTAAAAAATGCTAAAAATGAATGGCAAAAATTAAGTGGTACAGTTAAGGCAGATGGAAGCCTTACTAATATTTCTTTGAAGAACATACAAGGTAAACAAGCGAATAATCTTGACAATGTTCTTAATGGCAATTCTAACACTTCCCAACTATCTAATAAGGAAGATATTTTAAAAGACATTGAGAAGTCACTAAAAACGATTTATGATTATCGCGTTAAGATAGCTTCAACTAACGATACTGATACTTTAAATGATTTACAATCCAAGTTAAGTTCAGAAGAACAACAATACAAGCAATTGGTTGATAATTACAAAACAAATTATTCTGCACACCCAAATGACTTAGATGATGACTTTAGAAATGTTGTCAAACCTGTTAAAGTGAAGGGTAGGAAAAATATAAGAGTTGCTAGTGCAGATGCTATTTTAGATAAAATAACAGAGCAACAAGCAGAAGTATCAAAGCTTAAAAACCTCGACGGTAGCATATTCAAGGATGAAGGAGACAACTCATTTGATGATTATCTTCAAGACCAAGAAAATAAATTAAATGAATTAATAAAAAAATATAAGCAATATGGCGATGTTGTTCAAGATGTTCAGCAAAAGATAGAAGATGCAAAAGTAAACGGTTCAAACGAGGGAACATCACAAGCAGACACCCTTAGAGCAAACTATGAGTCTGTAAATAAGATACGTGGAGAGCTTAAAAATGGTAATCAACAAGGTTTTCTTGAGCAATATTACGTGAGGGCTAACGAGGCTGTCACAAAGTTGATTGGTAAGCAACAACAAGGTGAAGAAATAACAAAAAAAGAACTTCAAAATGTTCAGAGCCTATATAACGAGTATAAGAAAATAGCGAATGCCGGCACACCTCTTGCAGACAATATAAGAGGTAAAGTTAATGCCGATAGTTATATCTTAAATAATGCTAAGCAACAAGGAACTATAATTTCTCAAGGTGAGTTCAAGGAAACCGACATTTCAAAGGGTCTTGCAACTACTATTATTAAAATCCGTAATGCAAAGGGTGAAATTAGAGACCTTCAATATACTTGGCATGACGGTATGATTAGCATGGCTGATAATACCAAGAAAGTTCAAACTTCTTTAGTTGGCGTTCCAAAAATTATGGACGCACTTTCTAAAAAGTCTAAAGAGTTAATTACATATTGGACGGCTAATTACATAAATCCTTATAAGATAATCGAAATGATTCAAAAAGGTGTCAATATTGTAAAGGAACTTGATACTGCCCTTGTTGACCTTCGTAAGACTACAACAATGTCTTCGACAGATTTGAAAGATTTCTATTCTGATGCTAATGAGGCAGCAAAAGAGTACGGCGTTACAACTAAACAGATAATAGATCAAGCAAGTTCATGGAGTAGGCTAGGTTATTCAGACAAGAACAGTGCTACAGAAATGGCAAAACTAAGTTCACAATTTGCTACTATCTCTCCTGGAATGGATATAGACAAAGCCACAACAGGATTAGTATCTACGATGAAGGCAAAATTATGCCTTTGTGTACAGAAATGTGCATATAGAAAATATTTAATTGCAGGTAATGCGTAAAGCCTTACACCACAATATAGAGGAAAACTACTATATGATGGTACGAAAGTAGAAAAAACGTAAGGATGACATATGGTCAAAAACCTAAGTGTCTGTTTTACTAATTTTATAAATTAGGAATTGCTGTTCATGCAACGAAGTACCCTAACGTATTCCGTAGACCATACGGTACTTGAGTCGAGGGTAAACGTTCAACGACTATTCCCATGTAGGGATTTTGGAATACTGATATGTCAGTTATAAAATAAAGGTGGAAATCCTGAATACCAAAATCATAAGAAGTAGGACGTAATCGCAAATGACGTGGGTGAAAATCCCTTAAATCGAAAAGGTATTACTGTTACTCTACATTAGAGTGTGGTTAAGAAATAGTCTAAACATATGCAGAAATGTATAGAAAATCAGTTTAAACTGATTTCACAAAGAGTTGCGAACTTTGTGTAATATATTTGATTTGACGTTCAAGTAGATGATGTTAAAGACGGAATTATGTCAAAGATTAATTCTGTTGGTAATGCATTTGCTACAAGTAATGACGAAATTATTGACGGTCTGGAACGTTCGGCTTCAGCAATGGCTTCAACCGGTGCAAGTTTGGAAGATACTATTGCTATTTTTACAGGCGGTCAAGAAATCGTACAAAATGCTGAAAGTGTTGGTTCGGCAATGAAAACCTTCTCAATGCGTATTAGAGGCATGGATGAAGAAGGTGAAGCCCTTGACGAATTATCAAATGTCAAAGGTGACGTATATGAGCTAACTAACGGTAAAGTTAGTATCATGAAAGATGAAAATACATATCGTAGCATTTACGATATTCTAAAAGACATAGCAGGAGTTTGGGACGACATCACTGATAAAAATAAGGCAAAATTGCTCGAAAAATTATTTGCTAAAACCAGAGCAAATACAGGTGCTGCTATTCTTCAAAACTGGGATCAGGTTGAAAAAGCCGTTAAAACAATGGAAGACAGTGCTGGAAGTGCTGATAACGAAATGAGCATAGCGGCTGATAGTATTGAATTTAAACTAAATAAGCTATCACAAACTTGGGTAAGTTTTGCCCAAGATACTTTATCTCAAAATTCATTAAAGGGAACGATTTCTCTTTTAACAGGATTATCACAAACACTTACTGGAATTTTGGGTGTAATTCAAAACATCACATCTCTTGGGGGAATATTACCAAGTGGTGGATTGCTTGGAGACTTGGGAATTGCATCTGGCTTTGTGATGAATAAAATGGGTATTGGTAAACGTACAGTTTCAGTGGTAATGTACTGTGCCCACCCCTCTAAGATTATGTATAATGTCACATAATTAACGGACGGGAGTGTTAGCCACTTAAAATAATGACAGATACCTTATATGATAAATATAAAAAACCGAATATGCTGAGAACCCTAAAGACTATATACAATCCAAAACAGAGTTGGAAACAACAGATGGAACGGTGACGAAAGTCGGAAAGAAACGTATATAGTATGTTATATGATGAGAGTCTAAGTAACATTTTATGCTTTTATAATAAAGGAATGGGTAGTCAACAGGTAGGCTTATGCCGAAAGCAGGGAAAGACTAAGTTCTTAATTGAATATTATGTGAGATCACAACTCATTGTCTTAACCCCCAGAGACTGACAAGGTTTGGCAAAGATACAGACATAATTGTATTTTTGCTGTGAAATACAGTCCGAACCTTGGGAAACCAAGTTGTGTGTAATTATATTAATAGCTTCCGAAAATATTAGTATGATTATAATAATTAAATTAAATATATTGACTTTTCACTTAAATGTGATATAATATTTATAGAAATAAAAAATGTGGAAACCAAAGACGGTTGCCACGATACAAATAGTTACTATGACATGAGATTATTTAATCTCAATTATAGTGAGCCAATCTGTTGCAGCAGACGGCTCACTTTTTATTTCTATCGCAAATGTAAAGCACAAGTGCCATTACATTTACAACGGTATCAATAATAGTACAGATACCAAAAAATAAAGAAGTAATTATGTATCAGCCTCCTTTCAAGAAAATTTCTCGTCAAGAGCTTATACACAGCCTCCATTCCGCTCAAGCGAGATGAAAGGCAACCGTCCTTAAACCGTCATACCGTTTACAAAAGAAGCTAAAACTCAACTGTATAACGGCATGATTTCCACAACATTATTATATCAAATTCAACATTAACTGTCAATATATTCTTATTTTGAGCGTATTTTCGGATACGTTCTTTTTGTATGTAACAAAATTACAATAACAATTTTACAACTTATTTACAATTATTTATAATGTATTGCTATATAATGCCATATATTATATAATTATAGAGAAAACATTATGAAAAAGGATGAGATAAAAATGTATGAATTAACTGAACAAAAGAAGAATGATATATCTGTCTATGGTATTAAATATGGGAATTTGCAGATAGATGATATATCAGCCGACAAAGATAAAGTTAGAAAATTTGTCAATGATATAAATAAATATCAACTATCCCCTATTCATTTGGGTGATGTTGTTGATGATTTTGTGGCGAGTATGTAATTAAGAAAATAAACGAAGGGTGTCTAATTTGATTGTTGCTTTTTGTTATATTTTGTAATATAATACTATTATAAATATAATAAAAGGAGATAATCAAATGTCAGAAAAAAATTCAGAAACTCGTTCACTACAAAATTCAAACAAAGTTAATGAATCACTTAGAATTAAGAATCCACCTACTCAAAGCGTAACACCACCTGCAAAGAAACCTGCAAAATAAAAGGAGTGATGTATTATAAAGGATATAGTCGAAATAATAAATAATTTACCAATATTAATGTTGTATATGGTGCAAGGATATGTCTTTATATCCACTTACTCATTCATACGTTTTAAGAAAAATGAATTAAATCATTTGTTTTTCAAAAGCGTAGTGAGTAGTTACATATTAAAAATATTATTTGATTGGATTTTTGTACATGCAGATTCTACAACAAAAATTATTCGTTTCTTCCATGTGCAATATGAATCGTTTGGATATGTTGTTCTTCTGTTATTTTTCTCTGTAGGATTAGCATGGTTAAGTGCCACTATTACACAAAGTAAACGATTTAATAAATTATTATTGGGGCTTGGAATTGTACGCACAACTAATTCAAACATTTGGGAAGATATTATTGAACCGGGTTGTTGGTTGATGGTTTATTTAAATAGTCGTGAATTAGTATATTTAGGACAGTTTAAGTGCGGTGAAGAATTTGTTAATAAACCTTTAATAGTCTTAGAGCATTATCAAATTATGAATTTGGATGGAGAAATTATTTATGATTATTCTGACGATTCTAATGAAGTTGCATTGATTGATACAAAGAATATTGAGAGAATTGAAATTACATACCCACACAAATAAAGAATATAAAACAAAGACCACGTCCGACGAAGATGTGGTCTTTTGTTGTGTGCAATATTATCCTTATAGAAAGGAATGATTTATTTTGGATTTTAAATATCCCAATTCTAAAAAGTTATATTTAGTTATTGAGATTTCGCAATTACTATCTAAATATAATTGCACGTTTTCTGAAGCAGAGAGTATTTTATCTCTATCGTTAAGTGAAATACGGCAACAACGTGAAAATCTTGAATATGATACAACATTAGATTATATCAATGGCAATAAAACAAAAAATGTTGATAATGAAGAAATTAAGCCATTGCAGCATGTTGAACCATATTGTTAATGGTGGTTATAATTGTGTAAAAGTTGTCAAAATGTTATTGATTTTATCCTACGAAAATGTTATAATATTTTTAATGACATATGTAAAGTACTTTTTTATGTATTTTTGCATAAATATATTATATACGATAGGTGTTAATAATGATTAAGTATCGAAAATTCATTTATTGCTTAATTTTGGGAGTTATTTTTCTCGGAGCAATTGTTCCATTTGGAGCACAATTTTGGCTACCGTTTTTCAAGCAAGATGCTTTTACTAATGGTGCAGAAGTTTGGAATCAATATGTTAGTATTATATTAGGGATTATAGCAACAATATTAAGTATCGTATCATTGAAAATGTGTTTTAGTAGCGAGGAAGCATCAAATAAGGCAGAGAAAAGAACAGAAGTTCTCTGGAATGAAATCAAAGGGAAATTAGAGAATATTTCTTTAAAACAAGATGTTTTGCGTGATACTGTCAGACAGAATAATTTAAATTCGCAGACTAAAACAATTGAGGCGGATAACCCTAATTGGAAACCTGCTGATAAGAACACGCAAACTAATATGATTGTAGATGAAGAAATATAGGAGAATATTATGTGCTTATCAAATATTAATGTAATAACAAAACTTTTTAAACACGTAACCAAGCAAGATGGTATATCAAAATATGAAATGCCATTTGACACCATCGTAGCAAAAACTCATGATAATGAAATTTCTATAGAAGGGTTTTATATTGTGATGGATTTCAATTTATTATCAACTAAAAATGTAGAAAAGCAAAAAGACAATATCGTGTACAATAAAGGAACTTTACAAGTTTTATTGAGATTCAGCCGTTTATCAACTGACGATGAAAAACAAATGAATTTAGACTTATATAAATATGACATAAATTTGAACGATGAAAACATTATTAGTTCTAAGGCTTGCGTTCCTTATGTACAATATGAAAAAATTCTAAAAGTTGATAAGGTCGGTTTATCACCAAAAGCAGGTTTAGGAAATTATGTTCTTAAAACATTAGTTCGGACAAATGATAATGATAACTGGAACATTCAAAATATTATACCATTACGAATTGAATAATATCTAATAACATAAGCAAAGACTTACCTCTTAATGAGATAAGTCTTTTTTGATTGCCTAAAACTTACATCCACACTTATTACACTTATAAGTCTTACCCAAGTCCCCTGCTCCGAAGATACCGAACAAGCCTATCTTCCCTGCTTTTGAAAGATTTGATATTTTAGATAAGTCTGTGCTATTGCAGTGTGGGCAGTGAGGCTTTTTAGCCTTTTCTTCAAGATATTGTTGATGACTTTTTTCTCTAAATGGCATCATCCGAGTTTGAAACTCAATGATGTCATCATCGTGCAATTTGACCATAGCATCGACAAATTTTGCATCATTTGTTAAATCGATTAGAGTTAATAAATCGAAATTATCTATATCAAATATCTGCATTTCACAATTATGTTTGTCACAATGATTATATTCTCCTATAAAATATCCTGTTCCTGACAATCCTCTACCAACTTCTCGGCATTTAGGACAAAAACTACAATTCCCCATAAAAAGTCCTCCTTTAGTATATTTTATTTTACAATAATTATATCATATTAATTCGCAATAATCAATATCATTTTATAACTATCGGAAGTAGTTATTTAGAATCAGTTTTGGCAGTACAATATGATTCTAAAAATGATCAAATCCATTGGAATTGGGGAAAGAGAAATCCCCGTACGGAAATTACGCAGGAAGAAACTAATTGGTGGAATAATCAACCGAATAACGGTAATGACATCATTCAAAAAATTGCAGATGATATTAAAGATAAATCCAAAGATGATGTTGAAGAATATATCAAAAAATTAAAAATTCCTACCGATGAATTGAAAGAGTTTGTTACAAATGCAGATAATGCCGGAAAATCCATGGAAGATTTCAAGGAAAGTCTTGCTAACGCAGTTAATGAGGGAGTAGATTTTGGCGGAATACTGAAAAATCTCGGTGCAAGCCTTGCAAGTGCCGGTATTAATATGCTTATAGGCATAGGCATTGATTTACTTATTAAGGGCATTGATAAAGCAATTCATTATAGCGAAGATTTGAGAAAAGCTTCTACGGAATTGACTAATCAATATAAAGAAGAACAAGAAACCTTAGATGACAGTCGTCAAAGTTACGAAGAATTAGCTAAGAAAATGCAGAATGCTAATTTGACAACTGATGAAGTCAAATCTAATAAAGAAGAACTTGCTAAAATACAAACAGACCTTATAGACAAGTTTGGATTGGAAGCTGAAGGCATTGACCTTGTTAACGGTAAGTATGACGAGCAAATAAAGAAACTTGATCAAATCGAAAGACAAAAAGCTAAAGATTATATCACCGAAAATGACAAAAATATTAAAGCGGATAAGAAGAATATAGAAACAGATAAAACAGTTAAATCTTCTGAAATATCAATAGCCAATGCTAATGGCTCTGATGAAAAAGGAGTATATACTCTTGGATTGTTAGAGAAAAGTCTATCAACTGCGAAATTTGAAAATCAAAGTAATGGTTCTGTTAAAGTTAAATTAAACGGAAATATTGGTGATTTACATGACGAATTAACCAGTGCTTATAATCAAATTATTTCTGAAGCAGGTAAAAATAATGATACTCAGCAAGCACTGAGTATTATTAGTGCATTAGATAAAAAGTTAAAATATGATGATTATACACAATCTTTAAAAAATGTCAAGGATTATTCAAAAGCACTTGTTTTGTCAAATGATAATTATTACGATACTTATACCGATTTACAAAATGCTATAAATGACTACAATACTGCATTGCAAAGTGGAGAAAATGTAGACCAAGCATTTGATAACTTAACAAGAATTCAAAACGAAGTCACTGAGATTACTCAAAGTACAGATGATGCGAAATATGCTTTTGACGATTTGTTGGATAGTATTGATAGAGGTCGTGAAACTGATTACAAGATAAAAGTAGGTCTTGAAACCAATAAAGATGAAGTTCAAAATATTCTACAAAGCTTTAAAGACAACGGAGTAAAGACAACAGACCTTTTTGACATTGATATAAATGCAGACGATACTAACATTCCTGAAATTCAGCAACAATTTAAAGATTTATGTCGCATATTAGGTATCACTCAAGATGAAGTAGACACTTTACTTACAAAGCTATCAGATGACAAAGTTATCATTGACATTGACAGCGAAGCGAAATCAGTTTCAGATTTTACAAAGAATGTTACTGATTTAACAACAAGTGTAAGAAAGACCGAGAAGTCTTGGAAATACTATGCTCAAATTGCAGATGTCGTAAACGGTAAAACGGCTATGACTGACGAGCAAATGTCAACACTTATTAAAGAGTTCCCTGATTTAAAGAAAAAGCTAAAACTTACAACTGAAGGCTGGTCTTTAGAGACAGGTGCAATGGACATTGTTCAAAACGGCATTGCTGACTTACAATCTGCATATTTAAATGCACAAATTGATATGTCAAATGGTGCATATAATGCAATGATGGCTCGTGTTGGTACTAATATGGAAGAATTGAATCAAATCCAAAATATTAGTCAGGCATATGCTATTCTTGCTCGTAATTGGGGAAATGCAAAATCACTTGCAGTCATCAATACTAATGGCAAAAATGTTATTGATACAAGTAACTTGAGTACGGATGAACAGTTTGTCGTCCAATATGCTACTATGCAAATTGCATCAAAAAAGGCAAAGGACAGACTTAAAGCTGCTAATTCTTTAGGGTCTGATGACAATGAAAAGAAAAAAGATTCGGCGAAGAGAACTTACGATAAAAAGGTTAAAGAAATCAACGAGAAACAATATGATGCTGATTTCAAATATCAAATTGATACTGTAACAAATGCTTTAAAGGCTTATACTGAACAGGTTGAAGCTTTAAAGACGGCATATGACGGTTTATATGAAAAAGATTATTCCGGTAAAATGGATTTGCTTAATCAGCGATATTTGGTTCAGACTCAGTATGCTCAAAGATTACATCAAGAATTAGATAGTTTGATAAATTCAGTTCCCGAAACCTCATCTTCTTGGTCTGAATTGGCTTCTACTCTTGAAACAGTATCAAAGGATTATTTTGAAGCTCAGAAAAATCTTATAGAATATCGTGACTCAGTTTACGAAACGTCCATTGATTCAATAAGTGACTCTGCAAAAGGTATTGTTGACCAAGTTAAAAATGCTAAAAGTTTGTTGGATAATTCTTTTGATTATCTCAAAAATGGTTCTTTGGCAGGTGACGGTCTTTGGTCTACTCCTCTATCCCCTTCTGTTTCAAAAGATAAAGTTTCTCAAGAACGAGCAGAAAAGAAAAAGTTATTAGAGGAAGAAAAGAAATATCAAAATAAGATTCAAGAAATTCGTCAACGTGCAACAAAAGAAGCAAAGGATTATGATGATGCACAACGTCAAGAAGAATTACAAGACGCTTTAGACGATTACAATAGTGCTATTGAACAAGCAACTGCTTCTGCAACGGCGGCATATACGGATTTTAACGATAGTTGGTACGAGGATACCAAGCTTACTCTTGATGAATTACAACAGTATTTTGATGAACACGGCATTAATATCAAACTTAATGTAAAAACTGCCGAAGAATTAGAACAAGAAGCTCAAGAAAAAGCACAAGAAGAAGGTACCAGCATTATAGATAAGACTAAGGGCAATAGTTTTTCTAATGTTAAAAGTCTTTCATCAGATAAAGCTAAATTCTATAATGACATTGCAAAAGGCAAATCAAGTGTAAAAGCAAGTGATATAAAGAATAGTATTGATGGAATTCCATTAGACGCAAAAATTAAGCGTGACGGTCATATTTATCGTGGTGATGAAGATTTAGGTACTTGGGGTGTTTCAAATCACAAGTTTGTATACGCTGAAAAGTATGCTAAAGGCGGTACAACATCACAAGGACTTACAATCACAGGTGACGGTACGGGAGCATATGCAGGACAAGAAGCGTATATAGGACAAGACGGCAAACTTCATCTATTCAATAATGAAGCACAACTATCTGAATTACCTCCGAATACTCGCATTGTCAATGCAAAAGACTTACAGAATATCATTAAATATACTGGTATGAAATATTTCTATCAGCCTATTGAAAATATTCAATCTGCAACGGTTGATAAGTTTGCACAAGGCAATACAAATGTTTCATTCTCCCCTATTCCATATAATGCGTTATCAACTCAAGCATTGTATTCAGATGTTGACGTACAAGCAATGGTTGAAGAAACTATTGCGGAAATCAACAATGAGTTTAATGCTTTAAAAGGCAATATAAAATTTAGTGCCGTACAAACTGCATTCAAGAACAGTTTGACTGATAAGAAGATGTACAAAGACTTATCAAACACTATTGTTAATATGACATCGCAGTCGCTTGACAAAGCTGATAAGAGTACACTTTCAGATTCGGTTGTTGGACTTATTTTGCAAAATTCAGCTTGGAATGATTTACCGAATGAATTGCAGAATAAATTGTCTGAATTGAATGTAAACGCAGATAATTGGACTGATTGGATAAAAGACTCAAATAATTCACTTCAAGCATTTAACCTAATGCAAGATGGTGGAATGAGTAGTTGGGACTTGCTTGATAGCAACGTAACTTCTCTGTTGCAACAAGCAGGTATTAATGGTAAAGACGCTTGGGATAAATTTGTACAAGATGACCCACTACAAGCATTGACTTTGTTATCATCTTCTTGGAATAGTATGAATGATACTATTGGGCAATATATGACAGATGCTCAAACCATTGCTGCCAATGGTGCAAGGGCTATTCAGTCACTACAAATAATCGCACCGTCTATATCGGAGCAATCTTGGAACGCATTGCAAGTATTAATTGCTAATAAGATACAAGAAATCATATCATTAATGAATGAAGTGTTTGGTGAAAATACAGTTGATATGAACTTTGCTATCAATGTTAATAATGGTGCTTTGTCTGGTAATTCTCAAACCAATCCTCAAGGTGACAATGAAATAATCAATACTGCAAAATCATTTCTTGGTACACCGTATCAATGGGGCGGTACTTCACCGTCTGGCTTTGACTGTTCGGGATTTACACAGTATGTATTGGCACAGAACGGTAAGTCAATACCGAGAACTTCTCAAGAACAATTTGCGTCAGGGCAAGCTGTTGATAAAAGTAATCTTCAAGCTGGTGACTTAGTGTTCTATAATTGGAGTGGCGGAACAGAAGCAACCCATGTAGGAATATATGAAGGCAATGGTAAGATGATACACGCTCCACATTCGGGAGATGTTGTTAAAGAAGTTGACTTTAATTCTTACGGACAAAATGCGTATCTTGGTGCAAGACGTTACTATAAAGGTACAGAGGGTGCATTGCCTGGGCTTGCTAAACTTGGCGATGAAGCAGAAGTAAGAGGATTAAATTATCCTACACCTGAAATTCTTATCAGACAAAAAACAGGCAAAGCTTATCTCACTGGCTTAGACGGCACACAGATTATTAATCTTGACAGAGGTGATACTGTTATCCCTTATGCTGATACAAAGCGAATTTTAAACGGCAATGTACGTCATGCTTATGCTAATGGTACACCAAATGCAAAAGACGCTATATCAAGGATTTTAGGCATAAACAATGTCAAGAATAGAGTGAATAACGGCTCTACAAGAAGTAATAATTCGGGTATAACAAACAATACAGTTCAACAATCTTGGGATACAAATGATTTTGGTACAGGCAAAGGTAAATCACATTCATATACTGCTTTTGACGAAAATGGTTATTTAGGTTCACAATTAGGATATTGGGACACTTCATCAAATGCATGGAAATTATTTAAAAAGTTATTAGACAGTGGCAATTTGTCTACTGATGAAAACGGTATCTATACATATAAAGGTGCTCGTCTTGTTGCTATGACATCGACATTCGGTAAAGCCGGAGATGTGATTAGAGTAACGCAAGATGATGGTAGTGCTTATTACGGCATTATCATGGACGAAAAGTCGCAACAATATACTTGGTATGATAATAATCCAGCCAACAAATACGGTCATAATAATGGCATGGATATTGTTGAATTTGAAGTTAAGAAATCAGCTATTGCTCCTGCTTATAAAGCTAACGGCGGTACTCCTCCATATGGTAATCTAAATCATGCAATTACTTTAATTGAGAATTTAGGCTCGTTGGAAGGCTTTGATTTTTCTGATATGCCTTCTGTTGGCGGCACTTCTGTATTAACTCAAAAAATGCAAGAGTTTATGTCTAAACTTCAACAAGTTTATGGTACATTTAAGACTAATACTCATACATCGGCTACTAAAGTTGGCAATGTAAAGTCTTTAGGCGACAAAAAGCAAAGTAGTTATAGTTTTGATGTTCCGTTTACTCAACGTAAAGATGGCGGTGCAGTTTCAGCTGGAACTGTTACATTAGTAAATGAAGATAGACCAGAGGGATATATAGATGATAGCGGTATTTTAAGACCACTTGGTGATGGTAGCCCTCAATTATTTGTTTCTGACAAACCATTTAATGTTATTAATGCTGATGACTATGCTAAGATTAAGAAGTATGGCGGTGATAAAAAGCCAGTACAGTTCTTAAAGAATGGTAATACATCAGTCAGTGTTAATGCCGATGATACAGACGAAGAAAAGGAACAAACTGCCGAAGAACGTAAAGCAGAAGAAAAAGAAAAAGAACGTCTTGGTTTCCTTGAAAGCATTTCTAAAAATTTAACCAAAGGTACATTAGATGATGAAATCAAAGGTTATGATTATGATACTTTAAAAGGTTTAAAAGAAATGTCTGAATCTTGGGGCAAAGATGATGAGCTTACTTCTGAAATTTTAAAGAGTTTCAAGGACTACGCTGAAGATTTCTCAAAATTGGACGATTGGATTGAAAATGACCTTGAGGATACTTTAAATACCTATAATGAAGACTTTTATAAAAAGTATTACGAAGAACAGGCAAAATATAATACTTGGCAAACAGGATTTAGAGAAAAGACCAATGACTTTTTAAAGAATCCTACTGACGGAGATTATATGAAACGATTCTTTGAATTGGCTGATGAAGCTACTTCAAAGAACATGGAATCTGTTATTACGCAACAAGAAATGGTTGCCGATAATATGAGAAGTGCTATCGCCGCACTTAAAGAAAAAGAAGAAGTAGCGATAAAACTTATGCAAGATGCTCCTACTGCTACTTTGGCTAAAAAAGCACAAGAAACTTTAAGTGATATTCGTGAAAATATTCAAGACGTAGAGTCTGATTTTGTGGACGTAATGGAAAAGGTTACGGAGCAGAAAGTTCAAAATATTAAGAATCAAGATAGTAGATATACTCGTGAAATCGGCAATTTGGAATATGATGAAAATGTTCTTGTAAATCGCCATAGTAGAACAGAAGATCAGTATGAGAAAGCACAACTTTCAAACGATATTCTTGAAAACTATAATAAACAGCTTGAGTTCCAAACTATGCGAAAGAACGAAGCTCATCAAGGTGTTCTGGATATGTATAACACGGATAAGGCTGATGAACGATTTATTTTAGATAATGTCAAATTTGATGAACTTTTTAATGCAGATGGCAGTATAAATGAGTATGCTCACGAAGCGGCAAAAGCAGTATTAGAGAATATGGAGAATGGTTCTCAGTATGTTCAAACTTTTGAGGGTATGCTTACCCTAAGACAAGAATATACGCAAAATTGGCTTGATGCTATTTCAAACGAACGCGATTTAATGGATAAAATTGCAGACCAGCAAATAGAAGACGCTACTAATAAGATTAAAATCGCTACGGACAATTATGAGATGATTAACAAAATCTTAGATGTTCGTTTGAACAAAGAGAAAGCTATTACTTCTGCATTGCAAGAACAGTATTCATTCCAACAATCATTGAGAGATGCTGCTTTGGATTATCAAAGTGAACTTATTGCAAATAAAAATCTTTCTCAGTGGTTAGATGATGATACAAGAGCATTGCTATTTAATGAGAATGATTACTCAGATATGATGAATACTATAAATGGCTTGAATAATGAAATGGCAAGAGCCTATAAAAAGTATAAATCAGATATTAACACGTTGGGTAAGGACGATTATTATCAAGAACAGCAAATCACCAATGCTTATAATCGCCGTATTGAACAGTTAAAAGAGCAATTAGAAGTTGCGAAACAGAATCTTGAAGTCACAAAGAAAAATGCGGAGTTCCAAAACACTTTAAAAGAACGTGATACTCGTATTCTTGTTGGTGACAGATGGGTTAATGTTGCTGATCCTGAAAAGCTGTATAATACTCAATTAGAAGCGACTAAAGCTACAATGGCTCGTGACAATCTTATTCAAGATAACGTTGAGAATGAGAATGTTCGTCAGATGGAAAAGCAAAATGATAAGACTCAAGAAATCATTTCAGCAAATCAACAATATATTGACACATTGTCAAATATAAACGGAGAAGAAACTGTTCGTCACGCCGAAACAATGGAATCTCTTGAGGCTCTTATTGCTACGAATAACGCATTAAATGGCAATAGCATTAAGTGGGCTAATATCTTTGAAAATTCTGATAAATCTATTTATAGTCAATTGGCAGGTTTAAGTGACATTGAACTTGGAGATAATTTCTCATATAATACTGATTATGCAAACAATCAAGGTCATGCCGATGAGATGCATAAAGCAGGTATTTATTCAGATGAAGCCTATAATGCTATAAGCAAAATGAACGAAACTCATGTAAACAGTAAGGTTACTACTGATAACAATAGTTTTCAATATTCACAACGATTTGAGCATGGTGGACTTGAATCAGAAATAGCTTTAGGTAAAAATGGAGATAAAAAGCTTGCACAGTATAGAGAAGATAATGCTGAACCTATTATTGATTATTGGGAAGAAATTCAAAAATATATTGACCTACAAAATAAACAAAATGGTATATTGACCCCTACTCAGCTGGAAGAAGCACAACGTTTAGAATATCTTAGAAATAAAAAGATTGCTGATGAAGGATTGGATTATGAGCAGACTAATTTATTTGGCTCACAAAAATTTGATAATCAATTGCCCAAACTAACTGACCGTTTTGAACCGGTTACTTTACAAGGCATGGTTGCAAGTTCAAATTTTGAAAATATTATGACTAAAATGATGGAATATTATGCAAGCCCTATGGCAATGCCTGATTTAATTCCGCAATCTCCTCAACAAATGCCTGCAACTAACAATTCAACGTCAACTACTGAAAGCATTACGTTTACGGGCGATATAAATGTGACTGACCCTGTTCCGGACGCAAATGCTTTTGTAGATTCTTTGACAGATAAAGTCAAATCACAATATCCAATTATAAAGAACACGAAAATATAAGTTATAGATTAGATGGTTGCTCCCTTTTTGGGAGTGACTGTCTAATACTGTTTTTTTATTGGTTGAATCAAGGGATTTCGTGGATTGGTATTGATTTTTTGAAAAAAATCGGTTATAATATTTCTAAATATAAAAGGAGGAATTATCATGGGAGCATATGCTATAAAAAGCGAAAAGCCATTAGTTACAACTAAGACACTAGTAAGAAATACGGTTAATCAAGATTATATGAATTGGGCAAATTATATGAATACTCATGATTTTACCTTCAATATAGACGAATATAATAATTTAAAAGTTGAGACAACAAAGAAATGAACAGTTATGTTGTATTTTAGTCTGACAAGGACACTTATAAAAACAAGTTAAACCGACAAGGTTAACCAAGTATTCCTTGGATTGTACTGTAGCTTATCTATGGCACTATAATTGGCATAAATACTTGTAATCAAAAACATACTATGATATAATAAATATAGTTTCAATTTATTGTATTTACATTTTGGGAGGAGTGCTCTTTGCGTATTAATAAAATCAGTATTACAAATTTCAAGAAAATTAAACATCTTGAATTAGAATTCAACAAAGGCTTTAATTTAATTATTGGAGACAACAGTTCAGGAAAGACCTCTGTACTTGAAGCTATTTCAGTTGCATTAGGCGGTTTTTTGGCTGGAATTGATAGTATTTCAACAATACATTTTAATAGAGATGAAATTCGCCGAGTAAACTCATGGGTTGGTGATGGTTCATATAATACGAAATTCCTTACACCAATTATGATAGATTGTGATTTAACATTACAAGGTGAAAATTATTTTTTCACACGCAAAAAGAATAGTATTAAAAGTTCTCGTACGACTGTTGAACCTCGTGATATATGTAAGGCTGCTACAATATTAGCAAATAACGATGATTCTGTACTTCCAATTATAAGTTATCAAAGTGCAGCGAGAATGTGGTCTCAAAAACGAGATAAATGGAACAATCCTTTTCAAGATGATTTTTCAAGAGTAGTTGGATATACTGATTGTTTGGATGAATCATCTAACACTAAAATGCTTACCAATTGGTTCAAACGGATGGAACAAATCTCATGGCAAATGAATAAAAAGATAGGAGAATATGAAAGTGCAAAATTTGCAGTTGCAAAATTTATATCTCATATGACTGATAGCGAAGACGTTTGTGTATTTTACGATAAACGCACAGAAGAACTGATGTGTAAGATTGACGATGAAGTCCTTCCGCTAAGATTTTTCAGTGCTGGTTATCGTTCAATGATTGGCATGGTCTTAGATATTGCTTGCAGAATGGCTATATTAAATCCTAACATGCGTCTTGATTCTTATAAAACAAACGGAATTGTTTTGATAGATGAATTAGATTTGCATTTACATCCAAAATGGCAATGGAATATAATTTCAGCCTTAAAGAAAACATTTCCTAATGTTCAATTTATTGCAACAACCCATTCCCCTATTATATTGTCATCTTTTAACGGCGAAAATATAATATATATAGATGATAATAAAGTCGAATATAAAGACAATACCTATGGCTATAAAATCAATGATATTCTTAACGTATTGCAGAATTCAAATGAACGTGTACCGGCAATACAATCAATATTTGTAGATTTTTATAATGCGATAGATAAAGGAGATGTTTCTACAGCTGAAACTATCTTAAATTCTCTTAAAGCGAAATTGCACGAAAATGACCCTGATATTATAGGAGCAGAAAACACTCTTGAATTGGAAAAATTAGATATATGAGGTAATATCACATGTTCTATATAAGTAAAGGAAAAGAGCCTAAATCTCTTACAAAATACAAGAAAACAAAAGGCGCATATTTTGACGGCTTCGATAAGAAAGATGATATTCGCCAATCCTTGCTTAATGAACAGGGTTATTTATGTGCTTATTGCATGAGACGGATAAACAGTGTTGATGAAGTTACTATTGAACATTATTATCCTCAATCAAAAATCGAGGATAAAATGGGATTGGATTATAAATATATGCTTGGTGTATGTAAGTTAAATAGAAATTGTGATTATAAGAATCAAACTTGTGACGCACATAGAGGGAATGAATCACTTACAATCAATCCTTGGTCATATTCTTCCATTTCAATGATTTCTTATAATCAAAGAACAGGAGATATTTATTCTGATAATCCTCAAATAAATAAGGATTTAGTAACAACATTAAATCTAAATTGTATTAATGCACGACTTTCACTTAATAGAAAAGCTGCTCTTGACAGTCTGAAAAATTATATAATTAAAAAGCATAAGGAAGGACTATGGAGTAACTCATTATTGAGTAAAATACGACAGCAATATTCAAATAAAGATAAGAGTGGAAAATATAAACCGTATATTGGCATTTTGCTTTGGTATATAAATAAAAAAGTAAACAAAGATAGTGAAAATAGAAACATTTAATAAAATAATCAATAGAGGTTACAGAGCCTATAAAAATCGTATTAATAGAAAGGTTGGTTATCATAGCGGAACATATAAATATCAATGTGATATAGACCATTAAATACATAAATTACGAAGACATCTAATTAATAGGTGTCTTTTTTATTGCAAAAAATTAAGGAGGTGAAGGCTTTGTTAAGGAAACCAGCATTGCAATATCCACATGCTGAGATTGTAAATCCTACTGATATAGTTAATTTTCAATGTGAATTGCAATCGAGTGGAAAAATCGGAAAAGTACGTTTAATGATAGACGACAATAATTATGAGTATTATTTTGATGACTTTGGTAATGACAGAGATAACTCCCCTACCATTACAGAAAATAATTATAGTTCACTTATCACCTATCCAATAAAAAATAAAGATAGTACTACATATAAAATATATAAGTCTAATGACCAAAGAACGAATAAAGACGATGATGTTGATGAAACCCCGTTTTCATTTGGTGCCGGCGAGATGTACACTTGGAAGATGAGGATATACGAAAGGGACAGTTTTGATCCTACAAAGGAAAAGACATATGTTCCATCGTCTTGGATTGGTAAAGGTACGGTTATGCAGGTATATAGGAATAGTTATGATGAAAGACACTTTGGGACTTCAGAGACAGAATTAAATGGGAAGCAAATTATTCGTATCAATCCGCATACGCAAATTTATTTTAAAGATTGTGTCGGAAAAAATATAACATATTTATATGAGAATTTGTGGTCACGTTATGATAGTAATGCGAAATATTATATTAAAGTTGGGAATAAGTTTACCGAAATACAAAATTGGTATTATTTCCTTCCCGTCTACAAAAAAACAACAATTAACTCAAATGAGATATATAATCAGCAACTAAACATTGATAAAGATAAGGATTTAGATACTTATGGTGAACCTAAATTCGGATATGCGGTTATAGATGATAAAGAGTTTGATGTTTCTGTCAATGATACATATACAATATATTGTAATTACATAGATACAGACCAATATTACTTTGACACAAATACACCTCCTACGATTACGTTGTACGAGAACTTTGAAAGCGTGAACGGAGCAAATGTAACAAGAGAGATAGATTTATCTGAAAATACGCAACTTACTCCCCTACAATTATCATATAGTAATTTTCATATTACAGGCGAATATTCACAAGCAGAAGGTGTAACCGTAAGTCATTATAGTTTTCTTTTAGAAGAACGTGAAACTGAAACAAAATATTCAACTGTTGCTTATTCAAATAACATATATTCTACAATTATAGATTGGCGATATGATAGATTCATCGGTGGTAATGAATACAGATTGACATTATCTTTAACAGATAGTGTTGGTTTTACATCTGAAAAAGTTATTTATCTTTCGGCAGAATATAATTCTATTTCCTATCCTACCAATTTAAAGATTGAACCATACAGGAAGCATAACTCATTGATTGTGGATTTTAGTGAATTACACTCAATTACTGCAAATGAAAAGGTAAAGAACGGGCATCAGTTTATTGCTTATGATGAAAGCACTGATAAAGTTGATACTACTTTGGAGATTCCTAATAATTCGTGCCATGTTGATAAAGGTAATTCTCTCACTTATGATTTAATTGACGGCGAAAAAGATTTGTCATTCGGTACGAATACCGTATATACAACATTCCGAGTTGACACTGATTATACCGGCAGAATATTTGAAGTGACAGATGATAATGGAATAATGACAACGTTAGACTGGGACGGTATTTATTTTAGAATATATGTTGGCACTGAAGATAATAATGGTGTGAGATTAGAACCATATTCTCCTTATGAAAATTGGAATAATAAAACCACTGAAGAAAAGGAACAAGCAATTAATGAAGCATTGATGAAAGAAGAAACGGATTATTCTATTCCTTACTTATATATGGACGGACAGATTAATTATGGAGACAGTTTGTATTATCATACTGAAACTCCTATAAGTGAACAAACATGGCTTGTAATCGTAGATACGGAAGGAAAACGTGCATATTTTAAAAATATGTCTGATAAAAACAGTGAATTTGTAGAAAGAAAGTGGGGTACTTATTAATGGCAAAAGTAAAATTATTCGGCGGTGTAACGTACTGTGCTTTTGGCGTTGATGAAGGCTCACACTCACAAGAAATGATACAAACACCACCTACGCAAACATACGGTAATTATAATTGGAATACTGACACGAGAATGTTGTCAAACTTCAATGATAGTTTGTCGGGTAGTAATTTCGATGGCTCATATGAAAACATAGACCATTTTGAAGTATATAAAACACTTGGAGAATCAAATAGATTGCACAAGGTTTGTCAAACAGAAAATTCTGCTCAACGTGTAATAGAAGATTTTACGGTTGGCGACTTATGTGATTACAAGTATAACATTTTTGCTGTTTGTAAGAATACGATGACAGTTAACGATACGGAAGTTAATGTTGAAACCATCTCTCCTTTTGTGTCTGATAAGATTCAATTACATAGAGGTGTTATATCTGTTATAGGACTTGTTCCAACGGATAAAGAAAATACTTATACCATAGACGAAGATAACATATGGCAATTAGATATTAATGTTACTAATGACGGTTATACATTAAATACTGACAAGACGTTCTATCAAACACAAAACGCATATGGCAAAGCCACCGGTGGTAATCGTAAACAAAGAACTATGTCTATTACAGGGTTGCTTGGCAAGATAGATTGTAGTAATGACAGTGAATATGTAGACACCTATGATGACATTATAAATTGGGAAAACTTCGTATCAAGTAATAGTCTTAAAATGCTCATAGATTTAAGAGGATTAATAACAATCGGCGATACTGACGTTAATCCAACATTTCAATATGATACAAATGACAATCACGATGTTTCTGTTACGTTTACATTTAATCAGTTAAATGATATTGATACGGTTGATGTGCTGGGTATGATATTGCCGATCAATCCATTGTATTATGAATATTTAGCGGATAGCGAAGGAGCTTTGTTGAAAGATACAGTTGAAGTTGATTCAGATAATAAATATCACGAATACCTTGCTTCTCCCCTTTTGGACGGTGGTTTAACATGAACATATACAAGAACGGATATGTAGTTGACAGTATCCATAATATTAATATTGCAAATATAACAAAACAGGTATATCTAAATTCGTTCAGCAAACTTGGGTTTGAGAGAATACTCAAAGTGTTCAAAGCTGATATAGTTATACCTGTTTTTAGATTGTATTTGTTGGACGAAGATGAAAACATATCAATGGACGCAAGCGATGATTTAATGTCGGCGAGTTTAAGTATTACATATCAGACTGGTCAAAGACGTACAATGAATATTACTCTTGCAAATATAGATAATAAGTGGAAGCCTAAACCGATTAAGGGATTAATATGGACGGGAAGCAAATTTAGATTTGATTCTGGTATTGTTATTGGCGACACAATATATTGGAAACAACAAGGAGTATTTGTTTTTAAAGACCCTACATTATCAAGAGAAAATTCAAATCAAACAATCTCATTATCATTATGTGATAAGTTTGGCTTATTCGATGGCAGTGTTTATGGAACGACGAGTTTAAAGACAATCATTCCTGTTGGCGTTCCAATGAAGAATGCTTTTACTTCTCTATTGGCAAGTGACAGAGGAAATGGCAAACCATTTGACCTAAAACCAATTATCTTCAATAGTGAATATACGGACGTTAATACATATTACACTATCAAACAAGATGCCGGTACAAAAGTCAGTGAGATATTTACAAGTATGGGAGAAACCATTTCGTCTGATGTATATTATAATGAATTTGGCAATATGGTTGTTAGTTCTAATGTTAATGAGTTTATATCATCTAACTTTCCTGTTGTATATCGTTTTGAGGAAAATGACAAAGATATTGTGTCGGCAAATGTTGTTTATAATACATCACAAGTCAGAAATAAAGTTGTTGTTAAAGGTGCTATTGCCAACGGTTATCAATTCAGTGCTATTGCCGAAAATAAGAATTTGAAATCAGACTATTGTATTCAGTATAATGGCGAAATACCAGAAGTTATAAATGATAGTAAACTATATGCTGATTCATTGTGTATGTCACGAGCAATGTATGAATTGATTAATTTTAGTCGTGGTACGAAAACATTGAATTTATCTTGCACATATAATCCTATATTCGATGTAAACCAGTCTGTTATGGTCAATTATCCAAGCTTGGGTATTAACAACGAAAACTATGTCATTGACTCTATTTCAATGAATATGGATAGTGGTGCAACTACATCTTTAACAATGACAAATATTAACGAGGTGATCTTCTAATGAACAAAAAAGAAGAAAAAGAAGAAAAAATAGATTTTAATGATGAAACAGTTATTGCATATGTAAATATGATACGTCAAATTATCCAAAGTGAAGTTTCAACATATTTAAAAAATCAGAATATTGAAACATTTGAGGATTTAAAAGTGCAAAGCGTTTCTGATGACGGATTACACGCAACATTGAAAGATACGACTACAAAAGAAGTATATGAAAATATACCTAACTATACAAATATAAAAATCAAACCAAATGATTTTGTCCGAATGTATATTAGTAATCAAGGATTAAAAAAATATATTGGACAAACCTTTGGTTCAAGAACAGAATATCTATGTCAGATAGAAGACAAAGGCGGTGATAAGTAATGGCAGATTTACATATTGACACAAGTAATGTCAAGTTAATGAGCGAGTTTAAAGACGCAGTTGAGGAATATGTAAATAAATATGTATCAAGTATTATACAAGGATTGCATGGAAAACAGACACTTACTCAAAAAGCTACTGCGAGTAGTCGTGACGCACAAAAAGAAATAATTCCTGTGTCTCTAACGATCAACGTTCCTTTAGTTAAACATTGGGGCGTATTGAACGTAAAAAGAGTTAACACTAACGATTCGTTATCTCAAGTTATTTTTTGGTGGGATAATGGTAATTTTAAATATAAAATATCGTACAATTCATTGCTTGCTTGTGATATGAATCGGTTTCAACTGCAAACTATCCAATATATAGATTCAATAGCATTTAATGAAAATGGAAACGAGTTGTCATTTAACATCATTAATGATGTCTATTCCAACTCGACCACAAAAAGAGAAAACGGTAACTTTGAAGTTGATTATCATATTTGGTAGAAAGGACGGTGATTAGATGGCTCATCTAAATTTAAAAAAAAAAGATGCACATATTTTTACTCAAGCAGGTGTGACTATTCAAAACTTATTGAATTTGATTCAGTCATTTGAAACAAATGAACTTGAAGAGTTAAGAGATTTAATTGTAGCAATTAAAGATATTAACACAACAGATGATGACCAAAGTTTTAAGCAACAATTATTGAATGTATTTGATAATGCGGTAATGGAAGATGAAGTTACAACAAAACTTGACAATACAAGCACTCTCCCCCCTCAAGCCAAAATTGTAAAGAGTGCAATAGATGATGTTCTCGATAGGATTAAACAGACTAATTCAGATTTAAGTGATGAGATTTACAATAGACAAACTGGAGACCAAGATATAACTACTTTGGTGGAAAATGAAAGTCTATCAAGACAAAATGCGGATGATAAAATCAACAGAGAATTATATGGAAGTACAACAAATAGTTATACACTTTCCTCTGATATTGATCCTGCTCAAGTTGATGTCACTATTCAAGGTGGTTCTGGTGTTTTAAGTGTTGATATAGAAAATTTGACAAACGCCTTTGTTCTTAATGGAACAAAGGTTGTATCAGAGGGTAAAACAGTCGCAACATATCAGATTGAGTACGGTGAAAATATATCAAGACTTTTTGCAGTTGTTGATTATAATGTACAATTAAAAACATTTGATTTCAAATTAGTAAATGTAGATGATATAACTTCATCTGTCGATGGTAATGTGGCTACACTTGTATTAGGATTAATAGAGTTTAACTATGGCTTTAATACAGGGCAAGGATATATTTTAAACAAAGTTACAAAGAATTTTCCATATACATATCAAAATGTATCACAAAACACAGTTATCAAAATAAACGGATTAGCTGATTTGCAGACTATTGATAAGTCAAGTTTTATGTCTGCCATTAATGAATTAGCAAGAACTGATATGAAGGTTAATGTATCTTTGAACGACATAAAAAAGGAACTTAGTGGTATGTCAAAAGGCGGTATTTGGCATTATGGTGAGGTATTGACACACACCGCTAATTTAAGTACCCCTGTAATAAACAATAGTGTTGATGCAAATATAGGCGACTTTTATCTTAACTCAAATACATTCTCAGTGTATTTTTGTATAGGAGATGATAATGGCAATCATAATTGGTTATATATCGGCAATTTGACAGGCAGTTTTGATTATTCAAATTATGCAAGTATTAATTCACCTAATTTTACAGGAACACCGACAGCACCTACTCCGTCTGTATCAAATAATTCACGACAAGTTGCAACCACAGAATATGTGAGAAGTGCTATTGATAAATATGCAAGTGGTGATAATCTTGAAATGATTGATTTGGCGGAAGGACTTAGAGATGATGTATATGGTAAACAAGTTGTGTGGACAGTTGGCGGTAATATTATGAATTTAACATTGCCAGCCCCAAAATTAACAAATCCTACAACTTCAGAAGAAGTCAAGATTACTTTTGACAAAGGTATTATTCCTTTTGATAATACTGTAAAAAGGGGGTATCTTCCTTACAATACGACAAATGTTTCTTTTATTCCTATTACAGGAAACAAGACATATATTAATTGCGAATTTAATTTTGATACGCAACATTTAGAATTTACAACATCTAATTCAATAATTTCTCAAGACACTATAGATGCTATTGAAACAAGAGTGTGGAAGTTTAGTTTATGTTATTATACAGTAAACGTTGTTTATAATGATTCTTCTGAAGAACCGGCAAGTCAATATGTAATTAGTAATTATGATTGTGATTGGTGTATTAATTCTGAAAAAATAGCATTACCATATCAAACATTGGATATGCTAAAAACCGTTGACAAAAATTGTATTATTAATTCTATAAATGAAGTTGTCGATAATGCTTCAAAGAATCAAAGCGAAGTAGGAACTCTTATTTATGCACTACGCCCTGACATAACAACATATTCCACTTCGGCAGCTAAAGATGGGTATTACGGAAAACTAATAAAAAGTGATGTGGACGAAGTATTTATACTGAATAACGATAGACAAGATGATATGGATTATCCTGATGGCGTCACATTAAGTGGCAAATTACCTTATGATGATGAGGTTGGGTATATCTTATCGCAAGATATACCAGCTTTAAAGAAAGCATTTTGTAAAGTGACAAAAAAATATGTTGCATCTATTGATGGTACAAATGGAGAAATAGAAGTGTTATTAACATTCTAAGAGGAGGAATTTATTATGACAAACATTAACTGGAAAGTAAGAATTAAAAATCCGATGTTTTGGGTACAAATTGTAGTTGCTATTTTTGTCCCTGTACTTGGCTATATGGGGATTACGGCACAAGACCTAACTACATGGCAAGCAGTAGGCAATGTAATATTGACAGCTTTTTCTAATCCATATGTATTGCTGTTGATGGCAACGAGTGTTTATAATGCTATTATCGACCCAACTACAACAGGCATTACAGATAGCAAAATGGCACTTACATACAACACGCCTAACAGTGATAAATAAGAGAACATTCATTCTATGCGAATGTTCTTTTTTTTGTGCAAAAATTAAAGAAAGGAAGATTGCTATGAATATAATTGAAGTTGCTTATAAATGGCACGGTGGCTTTACAAAGCGTTCACGCACAGATTTTATAGCGTTACATCACGCAGAAGCAGTTAAATGTACTCCACAAGATATACACAGTTGGCACGTCTCAAATGGTTGGACAGGCATCGGTTATCATTTCTTTGTAAGAAAAGACGGTACAATTTATCGTGGACGTCCTCTTGATGTGGTTGGTGCTCACGTTCAAGGTATGAACAGTTGTTCTATTGGCATTTGTGCTGAAGGTGATTATCATACAAAAGAAAAGACAATGCCACAAGCACAAAAGAAATCTATTATCGAGTTATGTCAATATCTTAAAAAGAATTATTATCCAAATGCAAAGATAGTTGGACATAGAGAAATCGGCGACAGTAATTGTCCTGGTCGATATTATCCACTTGATGAAATTAAATTTGCTGTTGCCGGAGGAATTACTGTTCAAGCAGAAAATCCTCAAAAGATTGCTTTGGATAAGTTGGTAATGAAGGGTATTATTACAGATGCATCTCAATGGGTACTTACTGATTTCTTGACAAATGCAAAGACAGTTAGAGTTCTCGACCTGCTTTCAGGCGGTACTTGGACAAGCGAGAAAACAAATTCAAGTATTCATTGGGCTCAGCCAAATGTCATCTCTTTAGCATCTAAGGATGGTGGTTCTTCGGACGGAACAAAAGTCATTGAAGATATTGACGGAATGGTTAATAAACTAAATGTTTGGATTTCTAAGGCTACACTATTGGCTTTGGTTGATAAGCTTACAGGCGGCACAAAAGAAAAATACAAGAATAGAAAAACAGACCATTGGGGCAGAAATTGTCTTGATAGCCTTTGTGACAAAGGCATAATTACAGACGTTAAGTATTGGGACTCCGATTTCGAATCTACAGTAGAAAACGGAGTTTTTTTAGTGCTTTGTTGTAATGCGTTTGGTCTTTGAGGGAGGGTTTAATGTACACGATTACTCTATTAAACGATAGAAGATTATATGGAGCTCACAAAGAAGCAATTATGCAGTATGACAATATGGTCGGTAAAATTCAATTTTTAATTCCACAAACATATGACGGAAATGATATGAGAAATTTTACGACTGTATCATTGGAATATATCTCCCCTATTTCTCATTTGTATAAGCAAGAATTTTTAATTTTATCTGAGGAATTGGTAGAATATGCTGATGAACAATATTTAGAATATTTGCTTCCTATTGGCTCAAAAATGACTGCTGAAAATGGGGATATTGAATTACAACTATCGTTTTACCAAGTTTATATGGACGAAGATGGTGTAGTTCAAGACCCTGTTCTGAAAACACAATCTTGTAGGGTAAAAATTATTCCTACAAAGAACTGGGCTCAATTTGTACCGTCAGAATCTATGGCGGCACTTGACCAACGTATTGCTCAGTTGATTGCTTTGGAAGAAGAAATTACCGAATTACAAGGACAGATTATTGAACATCATGACAATTTTATAAATGATGATGTTATTTCTGATAAGACAACATATTCGTCAAAGAAGATTGAAGAATTTATAGACAAGAATGAACTTGATGAAACCGTTGAAAATATAACAAATACTGAAAAACAAACAATCTCTGATGAAGAGATAGAAAATCTATTCAAATAATTTAGGATAAATCGCATTATGCCGGCTAACAATGCGTTTTATTATATACATAACTTATACACTTTCATTAAATTCAAGGAGGAAATTAGAATGGCAAACGAAACACAAAAGTTTTTAAGTTACGCAGGTCTTGGTACATATGACAGTAAAATCAAAGCTTATATTGTAGATAAGGCTGACACTGCCAAGACATCTGCTATCGCAGCAGACGCGGTTGTAGTTACTACAGATGTAACAACAGAAGGATATGCAAAGTCTTATACCTTCACTCAGAATGGTGCAACTATTGCTACGGTTGATATTCCAAAGGATATGGTCGTATCAAGTGGTAAAGTGGTTGTTAACCCTGAAGGGCAGGATGAAGGCACATACCTTGAATTGACACTATCTAATGCAACAAGTGACAAAGTTTATATTAATGTTGGTAAGCTTGTAGACATTTACACTGCAAAAGCCAATGCAACTCAGGTTCAGATTGCTATTGATTCTGCAACAAGAGAAGTTAGTGCCACAATTGTTGCTGGTGGTGTAGGTTCAACAGAACTTGCTGACGGTGCAGTTATTACTGCTAAGATTGGTGATGCTCAAGTTACAAAAGCAAAATTAGGCACTGATGTACAAGCTTCTATTGATAAAGCCGATTCTGCAATTCAGTCGGTTGCTACCGGTAAAACAGACGGTACAGTCGCTGTCGATGGCACAGATGTTTTAGTTGCAGGTTTAAAGTCTGCCGCATATGCTGAAACAACGGCTTTTGATGCGGCTGGTGTTGCAGATACAAAAGTAAAAGAACTTGCTGATGGTGCAGTAAAAACAAATACAAGTGATATTTCAACACTAAAAACAAAAGTGGCTGATCTTGAATCTGTTGCTATTGAAGCAATCTCAACAGATGAAATAAATGCTCTATTTACAAAAGTGACTGAATAATTTATTCTCTGATTAATTCAAAGTAATACATATTTCTAAGGGAAGGGTGACGACTCTTCCCTTTTTGTATTGCTTGATACTATATGTTTTTGCAAAAATATATAACTCGTTTTGGAGGAAAGAAAATGGAAGAAAAGAAATTTTTAGATTTAAATGGTTTAAAAATAGTTGTAAATAACATCGAGAACGAGATAGATGGAAATAAAGGCGACATATCTTTTACCGATGATATTACTTATGAACCGTTAGAAGAAACGGAGGCAAGTTCGTAATGGCTATGTCTCTTAAAGAAAGCTTGGAAAGCTTAAAAAATCAAACATCCGCATACACCCCGTCAGTTATGATGGTTAATCCTAATACAGAACCTAAAATAACGGCAGATATGGACAAACGTTTAATTGATGTTCCGCCTGAATTACAGACAATAGGTGTGGCAACTGAAAATAATGCAGAAACAGTTTATATTAGTATTCCATCGACCACTTTTGATGGAACAGATTTAACCGATAAGACTGCTTATATTTATTTTGTAAACGCAGGCAAAGAAGTGAATATTTACAAAGTCACTGATGTTACTGTTGAAGATAATTCGATTAAGCTTGGCTGGACTATTACAAATGATGTCACTCGTTACGCAGGAACAGTGTCGTTTTCAATTGCATTTGAGTTAGATAATTCATACAAATTGACAACTACTCCTGCCACTTTAACGGTTCTTAAAGGATTGGACATTGACCAAACAATTTCAAAGCAAGACACCGCTATTGTATCTGCTCTATATGACAAGGTTAATGCTCTTAATACAAAGGTAGACAATGCCGTAAATTCAATGGATAATTCAGTTGCAACAATCAACACATTGCAGAGTGCTATACAATCGTTGCAGTCGGAATTAAATTACATAAAAGAACACGTTGTTTACGTGATAGATGATATTGAAAATTAGAAAGGAGGAACTTAATGGCTAAAGCAAAATATTTTACACAAAATAACGAAAAAGTATATCCTATATCACACACCAAAGCAGTATATGATGGCAATGGTAAAGTCTTAGAGGATAGGTTGACCGAAGATGAAACTGCAATTTCAAGCCTACAAACGGACGTAAAAGGCAAAGCCGACAAGACTGATGTAGACAATAAGCTAAACTCAAACAGTGCCATTTCTGATACTACTGTGGCTTTTACAGAGGCTTCAGCAAGGGAAAATATTGTTTCAAATGAAAAGACGTCTACTCTATTTGGCAAAACCAAGAAATGGTTCTCTGATTTAAAAAAAGTTGCTTTTACGGGTAGTTATAACGATTTGATTGATACTCCGTCAAATGCTACTACTACCATTAATGGTTTAATGTCGTCAAGCGATAAAATAAAATTAAACGGAATATCAAGTAATGCTAATAACTACATACATCCTACTACATCGGGTAATAAACACATACCAAGTGGAGGCTCGTCAGGTCAAATATTAAAATGGTCGGCAAATGGCACTGCTATATGGGGAACTGAAAAAACATATAGTAATGCTACTACTTCAAGTTCAGGGTTGATGAGTGCAAGCGACAAAACAGACCTCGATGCTTGTGTAGAAACTTTAAGTGCCGATGCGTCTATGTTTCTTAGTTCCATTAAATCTCCAGCTCCTGCTGAATTTGAATTTGTTGAAACTTTATCATTAAGTAATTTAACTTTAACAGGTGATGTAGTATTTTCCGATACGGGTTTATTTAATGGATATGCTTCATTAACTGAAATCACATCAGGACTTAATGATATTTTTCAAAAGAATATTGATAACGGATTTGATTTTGTTTACTATATGGTACATAATACAAGCAGTAAACGATTTGAATTTTCTGCTACTGACCCATTGTATATATCCAGTAGTCAGGGTGGCAAATGGTATTACGACGGCAATGAGATAGCCACTAAGTCTGATATCCCAAGTACGTCTGATTTCCTTAAAACATCTGGCGGTACTTTATCTGGTAATACAACTTTGACTTCAGGATATGGTTTCTTGTCAAGTTATAGTAGTAACCTTAAATTACTAAGAGTGAATTCAAGTTCAAATTACTTCGGCGAACAAGGTGGAGCTACTGCAATGTATAACTATTTTGGTTATAGAAATAGTGCCAATACAACTACAATAACTAATCATTTTGGTAGTAGTTATAATTCATCTTATAAGACAAATCTTAGCAACTATTACGGAAGATATGCTGCCACAAACTATTTCGGTTCAAGTGCTACAACAAATTATTTCGGCGATAGTTCAACTACATCATATTACAGGGGTAATACTATATACCTTGGTAGCTCAATATCTTATCCTGTGTATATGCAAGGCAGCACTTCATATAGAGTTGTAGGAACAACTACTGGATACAACACTAAAATCCATGTGGCAAGTTCACAACCAAGTAATATGGCGGTAGGAGATATATGGTTTAAAATACCATCTTAATGGGAGGTGAAGAATAATGGCAACGGGTTTATGGACAGATTATAAAGCATCATCTTTTGCTGGTGGCAGTGGAACTTCATCTTCTCCATATCAAATTTCAAATGCTGCCCAATTAGCTTATATGGCTTATTTAGTAAATAGCAATACAACTTATAGAAATAAATATTATCAGCTAACTGCTGACATAGATTTATCTGCTCATTATTGGTATCCTATTGGTAAAGAAAACTATTCTTTTAATGGTACGTTTGATGGACAGTATCATACTATTTCAAACATGACAATAGATAACACGGTAACAGGTATGGGTGTAAAATACTTGGGTCTTTTTGGTTATATAGGTAAATACAATTTAACTGTCACTATAAAAAATTTATTTATGAATAACGCTATGATAACAGATAGCTCTGCTACTTATACGTCTTTTTTGGTAGGACACAATGGAGATAAATTATATTTAAATAATATTTCTATTGATAATTCAGAACTTGTTTATGCAAGCAGTACAACTGTTTCTACTACGGGAACTTATTTTGGAGGGCTTGTGGGATATTCTAATAATTTGTTATCAATAGATAATGCCAATATATATAAAACAAACATTCATAGTAATAAGGAAATGACTGGCGGTTGTATTGGTTATTGTAACAACACTGGTTCTCTTACAATAACCAATGTGAACAGTATTATTGACGAACTGATGACTTCTAACACCGTGGCTAAATTAGGTGGGCTTGTAGGAGAAGTTGAAATTAAAACTGGTTCGTATATTACTATTCAATACATATCTGTGTATATAAAAGATAGTGCTGGGTCAGGCTCGTATTATGGAGGATTAATCGGATATGTTGTTCAATATTCGTCTTATTACACAACATATCTTAAAATTTTAGACTCCATAACAGACGTTACTTTAATTCTATCAAAGGGGACGTTTAAGACGTATGTTGGTGGTTGGAAATATAGTCCTGTAGAAAGTACCATTAAGTCAAGAATGAGTAATCTTTGGTATAACAGTAACTCAACAAATAATAACGGTGCATATAGTGGATTATTTACTTCGACTGATAGTACAGATGTTGTTACAGCGGTAGATTTTTCAGCAAGTAATTCGGCGATAGTAAATTCAGACTGGAGTTCGACCCTACAAATTTACTACGTTGCATACAGTCTTGCCTGTCGTAAGTTCTCAGTAGAAATGTTGCAATTTGGTTCAGTTGCTTATCGAAATATCATTTTACTTAATGATATGTATGCACGAAAACATTCTTTAGATCCTATTAAAATGTTATTGATTATGGACATGGGCGGTGACAATCCATACGAAGAAAATTTAACAACAGGGAAATATTTCTTGGTAACTGGAACTTCTTTTACATTGCCTGATGCAGACAAATATTCGTATCTTGAACAAAAATTAAATTTACGTAGTTTAACTGATTCAGATAAATATTTGTCTAAATCTAAAGAATCAGAAGCTACTTCTGTATATTATTCGCCAAGCGATACGATCAACAATATTACTACAGATATTTATTTGTGGACAGATAGTATAGATACAACAAAGATACTTACCTACAAAAAAGATAACAGCACAATCGTCAATATTGAGGACATTTATGACAAAACAACATCATCAACAATGAAAGTGACAACCGATTATAAGTATAGAAAAGACAGTTCGACAATAGTATAAAGGGGTGGTTAATTTGTTAATTATTAATGATAAAATTCAAATTCAAGAAGAAACTGAAATTTTCGAAAGAGATTTTTTTACAAGAGGAGCTAAAAGAAAATGTATTCAAATAGAAATTCCGAAACAAGATGGTGTAACATATGAAACACTTGTAAATACATTTACGGATGGTATTTCTATTGTTAGACGATTGACGGAAACAAGAATTGAGCCAAAACTTGTAACAGAAGCTACTGAAACTGAAGAAGCAGTCTATGAAGATGTAGAAGTTGAATATACCAAAGATTATCCGTTGACAGATTTTGTTGTTGCCGGTGATATTATTGATAAGCGAGACGGCACATTTGTTGTTTATATGGGCAAGAAAAACGAATCAGAAATACTTGAGGAACAAAATGCTGAACTTATGTTGACTCTTGTCGGAGGTGAAATCTAATGTATTATTCTATGATAAGAAAATATTATCTTGAAGGGTATGGCTATCCTAAGAGATATTATAGCGACGCTGATTTGGACAAGTTTGTGTCTAAAGGTATGCTAACTAAAGAGCAGTCCGAATCTTTAAAAGCAGAAAAAGGAAGTGTTGAATAATGGCTGAGAATGTTGAAAAAACTGTGGAATTTCAAATTGAAGATATGAATACGGTAGTAAATTTGCTAAACGATATTAGTGTTCGTGGAATAGATTGTATTAAATTTGCAAATGTTCTACATATTTTACAAAGCAAAGGTACTATTAAGTAAGACACCAAGGAGGGCTAATGGAAGTAATATCAGAATTACAAAATATAGATTTGACTTCGTGGATTATTGTTGGTTTTATGATAATGGCAATCATTGTAACATTCTATGAGGTCATATGTAAAGTATGTGCCATTTTCAATAAGCCAATAGGAGCAATGAAACAACGAAAGGCTGACCATGCATTGTTAGTTGAGACGGTTCAGGATTTAAAGCAATTACACGAAAAGCACGAAGAAGATACTAAGCAGTCAATTAAGCATGATAAGATTATCAAGGAAGAACTTTCGATGCTTACCAATACTGTCAATAGCATTGCTACCAATCTTGAAGATATGGAGCGAAAAAATAACGAAACCAAAGTTAAGGAATTGAAAGACACTCTTATCAATTATTATAATAAGTATCGTGTGGTTGGTGAATGGTCTGAGTTGGAAAAAGAAGCATTTTGGGAATTGTTTGAAGACTATTCGGCAAGAGGTGGTAATAGTTACATACATTCAATTGTCGAGCCAGTTATGCGAGAATTAAAGGTAGTTGATTAA